CCGGGCACGCCACCCCCAGGAACGGCAACCCCGGGCACGGCAACACCGGGCACGGCAACCCCGGGGACGGCAACACCGGGCACCGCAACACCGGGCACCGCAACACCGGGGACGGCAACACCGGGCACCGCAACACCGGGGACGGCAACACCGGGCACCGCAACACCGGGGACGGCAACTTTGGTAATCGCTGTACAGGCGATTACAATCTCGCGGATGGATGCACAGGCGTCTTCTGTTCGGAGCAGCAGACCATCAAAATCTTCGATCAGGATACCAGCATAACTATTCTGGATTGGCGTAAGAGCGATGCCTGTAAGCTCCTGAAACAAGTCCCTCCCGCTGTTGAGTGGCGCTCTTACAGCGTGACCTCTTTCCAGGAGGACAGAGAACATCCCGAAATCAAAGAGAAAGGCGGCTATTACCGTATTGACCAGGACGGCCAGCGCTTTATTAAATGGTGGAAAAATCTTGATTCCGATGAACGACAGGCGATCCTTGATATTCCCAACTTCGATCCTGAAAAGTTCAAGCGGATCACTGGGATCGACGTGAAAGACGAAGCGGCCTGCACCCGCTGTTACGAAATCAAGGTCATCAAGAAAGCCCACTATGCCGTGGGCGACAAGGTGATGATCAAGTGGCTGGATCACCGCCATGATGATGGCATTATATTTGGCGTGAATGAGGACATGGAAAAGTATTCCGGCCTCATTGCCACGATCACCAAGGTAACAAAGGGAAGCGATCTGGAACACAACTGCTATTCCATTGACCTGGATGCGAAAAACGAATGGCATTGGTCGGCATCCATGTTCACTGGCATGGTGATGCAGTAAAAGGAAGCGGCGTACCGGGGTGGGAATTCATCTCACCCCGGATCGAGAAAAGGAGGATTGAACATGAGCACGTATCGTAGCTGGACATTCCGTGGTTGTCATGAGGACGGTTCCCCTTTGACCAGCAAAGAAATCGAGGCGTTGGTTGCGCTTGACGAGTTCGATCTGGAATATCTCGAATGGGAACAGGGCGACGACCTGTTTGGCTGGGGCGACACCGAAAGCATCGGTTCTTATGACCGCATCGGGGACGCAATCAGCGCATTTAAGATGATGCATCCAGAAATTCGCCTGGCTGTGATTGCTCAGTATGAATCCGAGCCCTGCCCGGATGCGTTCTTCTCCCGCTGCGGAGAAACAGCAGTCCATACACTGTCCAGTCGGCTGGTCTTCTTCGATGATGATACAGGAGAGGAAGTGGACATATGAACATGAACGTGCTTTTCCCGAAGACGAAGGTCACGCACAAAAAGCAACCCCATGAAATCTCTGTTATCTATGCCGTCGGCCCCGATCAGCTGAAATCCATTGCGTTTGTTTATGCCATGTGCATCTGGGCTGCGGTTGAACACATGCTCAAGAAATTATAAGGAGGTCTGATTCATGGGCTGGTGGGGAAAGGCGCATTACTCCTGCCCGAAAGGCAAGGAAAGAATCACAGCCGTCATTGAGGATGAACAGAAGAACTGCGAAAACGCCCAATACAAATGGGAAGTGATCGACTCCGCCGTAAAAGGCACCACCGTGTACCTTGCAACCCGCAGAACTGACAAGGCAACCGGCGAAAGCGAGGTGTGGGCCGAGGTTTGCCTGACCCGATGGGATCCCAAGGGCTTCTTCATGGTCAAATCCATGAGCGAGGACATGGGGCCTTACTATTACGACTGCCCCAAGCACATCCTGGACAAGCTGACCGCCCCGTACAACGATAGCGCCCGCGAATGGCGCGAAAAATGCGAAGCGAAAAGGATCGCCGCGCAAAAATCCGAGATCAAAAAGCTTCCCATGGACACAAGAATCCGCATCAAGAATTATCATCAGCCTGGCGAGTGGATCGTGACCGTGTGCAAGTACCGTGGCCGCCGTTCTTACATCGACTGGGCGCACATGACGCGGTTCTATGCGTCTCACCTGGAACGTTACGGCTGGGAGGTCATCAAAGAATGAACCAATACCTTGTGCTTTACCGAAATAAAGACGGCAACTGTTTTCAGAGCATTAAAATCTGGCCGGAGATTTTAAAGATGCTCAGGAAATTGGAAGAAGTGGGAGGGAGGATGCGAATCTTCCGGCTGAACGGAGTCCAGAATCCCTACCTTGTGCGGGTTGTGCGCTGCAAGGATATGTACTGGCTGGAAACCTTGAATGGCATTCATGTGGAAGGATGATGCGATGGAAAAATATGTGATCACGGTGAAGATTGGGGCTGGCATTGCGGCCTATCAGTTTGATGACAAGGAACGCGCCCTGGAAATCGTCTCACAGCTTCGAGACGAAGGAGTTGATTTCACAACGAACTTTGTCTTACAAAATGTATAAAAATACAGGAGGTATACATGATGACGGAGCTTTGCGCACTGGCCCTGATCATGCTGGGCTTGTCACTGACGGCACTGATCGCCGTGCACTTCTTCCGACTGGGTATGGAGAGCGCGGAAAGGCGGGAGCAAGTGCAAGTGCAGTATGTTCCCGTTTCTGTTCCTCAGCCTGTCTCCCCCGGCTTTACTCAGCGTCTTCCGGGACAGGAACCCGGTTATGTGGAAGAGCTTCCCGATAATGTGATCTATGTGAAAGGATGGATTGAATGAAAAAGAATGATTTGAAAACCGGCATGATGGTGGAATGCCGCAATGGAAATGTGTATACCGTGATGCTCGGTGTAGAAGTTTCTTCGAGTGATGTGCTTGTTCGCCCGGAGGGCTGGATGGGCCTCAACGGTTACGATGATAACATGAAATGTCGTGGAGCCAGGGAATGGGACATTATGAAAGTTTATCAGCCAAAGCTTGAAGCGCACATCGGACACAAGGATTCTTGTAACCTCATTTGGGAGCGGGATGAAGAGTTCACAAAGGAAGATTTGCAGGTCGGAATGAGTGTAATCACCAGGGGAGGCAAACGGTATGATGTCTGCTCGAAAGTCGATGAACAAAAAATTACACATATTCTATTCTGCAATGATGGAACCTGGAGACCTCTGTCTTGTTACGAGGATAATTTGATGTGGTGCGATTTCGCTACCGACGCCGACATCATGAAAGTATACAGCGACCTCCAGCTTGTGTACGAACGTGAAAAATAAGGAGGTGAGAGCATGAGCGAACAATGGAAAACGGACGGCAAGTGCCTGGAGTGCCGCCGTCATGGTTACTGCAAAACCCAGTGCAGCAAAAACAAGCAGGCTGTGCGGGCGTTTATTCTGCAATCGCTGAGAAACAAACTGCAGGGAACCGGCAAAGAAAAGGAGGCCGAACCTGCCCAGTAATAACAAAAGTCCCGGAAAAGCAGCAACTCTTCCGGGACTGCCTTTGAAATCCCCTCTACTACAAGCGGATTCCACGGTAATTATACCACATAGCCGTGTGATTCCGCAAGCATCTTGAAAACAGAATACGGAGGAATCACGCATGGCTAAGACGTTCATGTCTATTCACGTCACAAATCACTCCGAAAACACGAAGATGGCGGGCATCCAGTCCATCGGCACAACATCACTTTGCAATCCCATCTGCCAGAAAAGAAAGGAACAATGCGACGGCGTCTGCGCTCATTGCTATGCGGATTCCCTGTGCAAGATGCGGAAGAACCTGAATGAGCATTTGATTCAGAATTATGAAAAGCTGACTTCCCGCCTGCTCTCCCCCACGGAAGCCGCCGCTGTTCCGGTCACCAGCCTGATCGCCCGCATCGAATCCTTCGGCGACGTGGCCAACGTGACGCAGGCGCGGAATTACCTGAGAATCATCCGCGCACACAAATGGATTCAGTTCGGCATCTGGAGCAAAAACTGGGGCATCTGGCTGGCGGCGTTCAAAAAGGAGGGAAAGCCCAGGAATTGTACTTATGTGCACAGCAGTATGCACCTGAACTTTGCGGACGGTGTGTATCCCGGCATGCAGAAATATGTGGACCATGTGTTCACCGTGTGGACGAAGGACGTTTATGAGGAAGTGATCAAGAAGAATCCTTCGTCTGAATGCGCGGGGCTGTGCTGTGCGAAGTGCCAGAAGTGCTACCACAAGGGCGGTAGCTTTTATATTAACGAACGGCTCAGGTGAGCAGGAGTTCCCACATTCACAAGAACACAAAAGGGAGGAACAGATGATGAACGCACCCCGCTACATAGTCACCAATGGCTTTCAGTACATGACCAAGTGTTCCGGTAACAGTTTGGGGCCGAAAGAACAGGCGTATTGCTGGAAAACACAGCGAGCAGCGGAGACCCAGGTGACGGTGAAGAACCGGTGTCATCCCGAATTTTCCTGGATGGTAGAAGAGGTGAAATCAGAGGACGCAACGCTTCAAGTGTTTGATACGGAGGATCGTGCCTTCAAAAATTCTCCTGAGTTTGTGAAAATGACCGAAGTTTTGTACGATTGTGTCCATAGTATAGGGCGCATCAAAGAAATGATCGAGCAATGCTCCCGTGGATTGTCCGAACAGGATAAAATTCAGGAAGATTTGCTCCACAAGATTGAGTTTGAATCAACTGGCCGTGGACAAGCCGGTCATTTGTGCGTTCTGCTTCGTGAATGCAGAAAAAAGAGACGAGGCTACAAAGATATGCTGACCATGCTGCAGGGTGTCAGCACTGTGGCAATCAACAATGTGTCCACTGAATCACTGAACAATATCCAGGAGAGGATGAACGGACGGATGTACTCAACCCGTTCAAAGGAGGTGTTCTGATGACTTATGACGATATCGTAAACAAAGTTGTGGAGCGTTATCGCAACGGAGAATTTCCCGGCTGGACGATGACGGACCCAGACAGTGCCCAGATGAGGAAGAATTGCGAGGATAGGCGCTATGAATTTGTTGAGCTGACCGAAAACTGGGATGGCGGTGTTGTAATTCACCATGACACCGTTAGCCTGGATGATTTTTCAGAAGGCGAATTGTGGTTTTTCGGGTCTGTATATTACGAAACCAAGGAGCAGTTTGAATCTCAGGGCGCAGACGTTATGGCTGAGTGTATCTTCGAGCAAAATTTTTGGAACGTGGAGAGCTATGGCAACCCTCAAAAAATGCTGAACAAATACTTGAAGATTGTCAAGGAGGGCTAAGAAATGAACCAGCACGAAGTCAAGGTTTCCGAAAGTTTCTTTTTCACGGATCAGGACATGGAAGATATCATGGTCACCGCTTTGGAGGGCGGCATTGGCTACTGGGCCTGCCTGGATAACACCCTGCCTGAATGGGACGGCCAGCCCAGCGACACACCCACAGCGGTATGGGCCTGGAAGATCCTAAGCGAAGGCGGCATCCTCCATTTTCAGGATGCTGAGGATGACGAAGAAAAGTGGGAGTTGACCCTGCAAAAGCTGTACTGCGGCATTGCCAAAACCATTCAGGAAACCTACTGGGACGGTGATATGGACTGCATCGACGCGGAGGTGGCAGATATGATCATTCAGTACGCTCTGTTCGGAGAGCTGGTGTATGGCTGATGGAAAGCATTTATCAGAAGAACGGCTACAAAAACCGGCGGGATTATCTGATGAACCTATCCGAAGAATACGGCGTGCCTTATGACGCTGTGGTTGCCGCCGCTCAAGCCCTGGGACCTGATGAAGATTTCGACGGGCTGCCCGCAATGCTGGAAGATTGGGAGGATTGAAGCATGAAAACACGTTATCGAGTGCTGGTGGAAGAAAAGTATTCCAAGTGGGTGGAAGTAACTGTGGAGGACCCGGACTTAATTGATGAAGAGATCGCCGCCATGCAGGAATGCGGCGAAATCGAATGGGATCGCGGTGAAGATTTCGATGAATGGAACGTCATCGAGTATGAGCAGAACAGCTACTCTCCCTGTGAGATTGAAATGGTTCGTACCTGGTGCCGGGATATGGTTTCCGCTGCGGAAATCTTTGATCCCCAGTGGGTGATGGACAGCATGGATGAATACCAGTGCCAGGACTGGCTGGAGCAGATGCGGGACCGTGGCATTACGATTCCAGACCCCGTTACTTCCTCTGATTTGTGGGACGCGGTGGAAAGCCGCAGAAAGGAGAAGAAACAGTGACAAAATATCGCATTACCCTGGAAACCGTGCTGGATATCGAAGCGGAAAGCGAGGAAGAAGCGCTGGATAAGCTGCCTGAAACCGTTTCTTTGAATGAAATGTATATCCTGGATGTTGTGGAGGGTTGAACCATGGAAATTGCCACCAGTTTGGGCACTATCACCGCCACCGTCAACAATGATCCCTATTATCCCGGCATTTATCTCTCACTCAAACGGGACGGTCGCACCTTTCCCATCGTATGGCTGGAAGCAGATCAGGTAGATGAGAAAAATCCAGAGCTGAAAGCCCATGTGTATGCCCCGGAAGAAATTTGGGACGAACCGGTATTTTCCATGACCTCTCAGAAAGAAACAGTGGACGCGATGTTTGAGGAGGCGGCGGATGAGTATGCAAAAGATCACCCATGAAATGATCCTGCATGGCATTCAAAATGGCGTGATTAAAATCACTGACGAAGGAACACACTTTGGCAATCCAGAACACGGCGGTTGTGTGATTTGCGTCATTGGAGACAGTTGGTTCTACGCTTTCGGATTAACCGGAGAAACCACACCTTTGAACGAATTCCTAAGGGCTGTTCCGATGGAAGATATTGTCCAGGAAATCTTTGATGTGCTGGATGGCGACGGTGGGTTTGAAACCGAACTGCCGGACGAATACCTTTACTACTATTTTCTTCTCAAGGAGGCCGAGGATGGAAGAAAAAGCTTATAAAGCCCGTGTTGAAATAAGTTTTATTGTGGAATTTGATATACAAGCCGCTTATGATGACGATGCGGAGAATGCCGCAGTGGAATGCGCATTGAAGAATGCTGAAAAAATAGCTGATGACATTCGTTCTTACGGGCGTGTGCGAGTTCCGAATTATGATGCACGAGTTATTGAAATGGAGGAGATATGAAAAAAGAAATCGTTACCTACCCCGACAAAATTCTCCCCACTGTCCGCTCAGATATGATGAGCTACCACAAGCACGGCTACACATTCGAGGAATACTGCGACCGCAATACCCATGGCAGAAATTATGGAAAGGAGCTTTACCCCATCTGGCTGGAAACCAAAGCGAAATTTGATAAGGAGCATGATCAGGATGATCGCGTATCAGAAAATCACCGTGATGAAGGACGAGAAGAAAGACAAGATCGTCGTAGAACACGAAAGCAACACCTTTGAATTCTTCGACTGCACCATGGAGGAAGCCGCCGCCTTCTTCAAAAAGATGATCGATGAGGAATATTGACATGAATAAATTCTATTTCACCTTCGGTTCCGACCCCGCTTATCCCTATGGTATCAACGACTATGTGATTGTGGAGGCAAACGGAGTGAACGAAGCCTGCATCCTGTTCAATCTGGTGCATCCGCCGAGAAAGGGAAGCGATCTTGTCAACTGTGCCTTCTTTTACAGCGAAGAACAATTCAATAAGAACTGCGCCCAATATTATCCCGGTGTCCAGCCCAGGGAAATCATCCGCTTGCAGGTTTATCAAAACTAAAGGAGCGTGCTGCATGGACGAACTCTACTTCTTTATGATGAAAACTTGTCCTGAAACTGTGCCGCCTGAACTGAAACGGATGTACCGTTCCAAGTATCGGAAAAAGGAGGATCGTCTCGCCCGTTCTATCCGGGACTGCCGCTGGAGCGATCTGTTCGACGCGAACAAATATCCCTGGCGTGCTGTCGCAAAGAAAGGCGACTGGGAATCTTATTATGAATACCTGATTGTTCCTGACGCGGATGGCTGGGATGATCAGGACATCAGCGAAACGGTGAAGGAGCTGGAAATCCATATCAACAGCGCTTACGATTGTACGGGAAAGTTTTTTACGCCCTGGGTCATCTGGTCCCGCACAAAAGCAGGCATCGTGATCATCCGCTGTATGAGCATAGATGTGTGAAAGGAGGAAAAAACTTGGTCGTTGATAGTCAACTTAGGAGATATGCCCGGCGCGGCATCCTGGCGGAAATGGAGGAATGGACGGCGAAACGCCAGGCGGTCGCTGCTCTGACCGGCGTTCTTTCGGAGGCTGAATTGGAAAGAATGCTGGCTGGAATCGACCTGGAAATCGAAGCGCTGAAAATTGATCTTGACGAATTGGATGGGAGGATGTAAAATAAGAACATACATTCGCATTTTTCCTCTTGACAAACGCCCGGAAATGTGATAAGTTTAATAAGCAAACAATAAAGTTTGTAATTTAAATTGAAAGGAACAAAGCCATGATGAATAAGATCACCGCCACTTCTTCCCACAATTTTGAAACGAACTCCCGCAAGCTGGAACAGTTCCTTTTCATGCACGATATCCAGCATAAGCGCTTCTATAAGAACGAGGACAACATGACCGTGTGGGTCTACCCCGATAATGCGGAAGTGCGTGAAGTGGTGAGTGAGTACCGGCGCATTGTCGCCCGCCGTCAGGCCCGGATGAACAGCAGCACCTACACCGCGTAAAGGAGGAACAAAAGATGCGCCCCATGATTCAGTTCTATGTGCAGTCCATGCGTGTGAAGGGCAGAAAACCCATGCCCTCCACCGCAGCCCATGTGTCCGAAATGCTGGACCGTGTGTTCAATACCCTGGAAAGCAGCTACGGCGTCGTGATGCGGGATAATAAAATCACGGGGCTGAACACCGAAGTTCTCCAGCGCTGGATCAATGACGCTTCGGAAAGCTGGAAGCCCGCCACGTTCAACAACTACATCAGCATTCTCAATCCCTTTCTCCGCTGGGCGCACAAAATGAAGGGAAGCGATGGCGAATATATCGAGGATGATCTTTCCATCCTCCTGCGCACCCAATCTTTGCCGAACCCGGAGGATCTGCCGGAAGAAGATCGCCCCAAGAGCAAGTATTATTCCGTGGATCAAGTGGAAAATCTTCTGCATGGCGGCTATGGGCGCAACAATATCCGGGACACAGCCATTGTCGCCATGATTCTTTGGTCCTCCCTTCGTGTGTCGGAGCTGTGCCAGATCACGGTGGGCAATTTCCGCCAAGGCAAAGCGGCGCACACCGTTCGGGTGCAGCGGAAGGGCAGCGTGGCCATGAAGGATGTTGAAATCGCAGACCCCGCGTATTCCTATGTGGAAGCGTACCTGAAAACCAGAAAGGAGCTGCGGGACGATCAGCCCTTGTTCATGACCACACATGGGCAGCCCTGCAACAGGACACAGATTTACAAATGCCTGTCATTCAAGCAGAAGCAATTGGGCCTTGCCACTGGCCCCCACGCTCTGCGCCACACCTCCCTCTCCGCCCAGGAAAAGGAAGCGCCGCTCAGTGTGGTGCGCGATATCGCCAACCACAAGGACTTCCGTGTCACCAACCGCTACACTCACTCCACCCACGAAGAACGGCTTGCCGCCCTGAACGCGCTGCCGTGGAAGTAAGACGAAGGAGATGATTTTATGCCCCTGTTTCTCGCCAAGTACACAGACCGGAAGAAAAAAGAGAAAAAGTATCTGATCCTGGAAGAAAACGAACGGGCGGCGTTCGATCAAGCCTGTCCCATGCGAAGCTTCCTTGGGGATGATTGGGAATTGAGCGATCTTTTTCCCGTGGAAGACAACACAGAGGCGGAGGCGCTGCCCAAAATCCCCAAAGAATACGGGAAGCTGTATTATCCCACCAAATATTATTACAAAGTCATGATCGTGGAAGGTACAAGGCTGCTGAATATCCGGGACGATGGCAAATCCTCCAGTTATGGCGCGCTTCTTCGGAACCAGGACACCGGAGAAATGACTTATGCCTGCGCAAACGGGGAATTCTTCACGCACGAAGATATTCTGAAGCATAAACGCCTGTACTTTGACCATACGGCGTTCCCATGGAAGCCCGTTTTGTTTCCTTTTGCGGAAAAAGACACGGTGGATCTTTGTTACTATGTTACGAGCCGCTTCCTGCTCACTTATCCCATCCAGTTCTGGGGCCACAAGGCTTACGACCGGCAAATCGAATGGCTGGCCAGGCAGGAAGGGCTGCTATGATCACACACACATTTCCCCATCACAAAATCAGGAGGAAAAAATCTTCCTGATTTTTTTATTTTGCCTGAAAAATCCTTTGGATTCTGTTTCCATTATGGATGAGTAAGGAAAATTACTCATCCATGTTTCGATGATTAAGGAAGAAAAGGAGAAAAGGTACATGATTCAGTTACAGAAAGCAAAACGCAGTTAGGCGCGTATCAAATAGGCTTTGGGCGGTCCTTCCGGCAGCGGAAAAACGCTCAGTTCTCTTTTGATGGCGTATGGCCTGGTAAAAGGAGAGCATCCCGAGTGGCCGGATGATAAAATCTGGGAAAACATCTGCATCATTGATACGGAAAACGGTTCTGCCAGCCTGTATGCCAACAGTTCTGTAGGTCAGTATAAAACAGGCTCGTATTTCACCATTCCGATGGAACCGCCTTATACATTCGAGAGCTATGAAGCTGCGATTCATGCTGCGGAGGACGCCAATATCAAGGTAATCATCATCGACAGCCTGACGCACCTGTGGCAAGGCGAAGGCGGCGCTTTGGATATGCAGAGCAAGGTTGCTTCCGCCCGGTATCAGGGCAATAGCTACATGGCTTGGCGTGATATTACCCCCAAGCTGAATCATCTGATGGATGTGATCCTGCAAAGCCCCTGCCACATCATTGGCAATATCCGCGCCAAGACAGACTATGTGCAGGAGAAAAACGCGGCAGGAAAAACCGTTGTAAAAAATGTTGGTATGGGCCTGCAGATGAGAGACGGCGTGGAATTTGAATTCTCCACCGTGTTCATGTTGGATCAGGATCATATCGCAAACGCCACCAAGGATCGTACCGGCTTGTTTGACGGAAAGTATTTCACCATCACGCCCGAAACCGGCAAGGAAATCTATCGTTGGCTGGCTTCCAGCGACAGTGCCAGCGTTCCCGAAAAGAAAACTGCGCCCGCTCCTGTGAAAACGGAGCCTGAACCTGCGGAAACCACCGACGCCGTTACCGTGGAACAGGTGGACGCATTGATCAAGAGCCGCGTGGCTGGCGTCACCCCAGAAGAGAAGAAGCAAATCATTGCGGAGCTCAAGGAAATCGCTGGAACGGCAAACTATATGAAGATTACCGACCCCGGCGTCCTGAAAGCGATCTATGATCACTTCAACGGATAAAAGAAAGGAAAACAAGCATGAATAAAGTTATGATTATTGGCAGGTAGACCGGTGATCCAACCCAGGGTCAGGGCGCTACACCCTGCGCCAACTTTTCCGTCGCGTCCGACACGCGAGTCAAAGGAAAAGACGGCGAATTCATCACCAATTTTTACCGCTGCACCGCATGGCGCGGCCAGGGCGAAAACTGCATGAAATATCTCCATAAAGGAGATCGGGTTTCCATCATTGGTGATCTGGTGCTGCAGTCCTATGTGGACATCAAGGGCCAGGAGCGCTACAGCATGCAGGTAAGCATTACCGATATCGAATTTCTGAGCGCCAAACGCTCAAAAGACGAACCGCAGCAATCACAAGCATCACGAGCAAGTTCACAGCCAACGGCAGCGGCAGTCACCGATGATAACGAGGATGACCTGCCGTTCTAAATCATGAATTCACGGCCAGGTTGCACGCGCTTCGATTCGCAAACACGAATTGAAGGGAGACGCGCAACATGAAACTCACCTCTTATCAGGAAGAACAATTGATTCAGCAGTATGACAGGCTCCTGTGGAGCGTTGTGCATCGTTTCAAGCGCAGGAACCACGGAGGATATGACAACAAGGAAGATCTTCACAGCGAATGTACGCTTGTGTTTCTTCGCCATATCCGTTCCTGCGAAACGATGGATGAAGTGCGGAAAGTCCCCATCCGTGACATGATCAATGCCATGTGCCGTTTCGTACTGGAAGAACAGGCGCTTACCTATCCTCAGCGCACCACCAACTTTTCCCATGTAATAAAAAATGCGGCGCATAAAACAGACTATACCGCCGTTGACCGCGATGAGGATCGGCGCTCCGACCCCATGAACGACACGCTGGACGAGATCGCTTTCAGCAATTTTTACCATGGCTTATCGGCGGAAGATCGTATAATCGTGAAAATGAAGCTGGATGGAAGGCGAAATTGTGATGTCGCCCACGATCTTGGTGTCACGGATGTTATCATTACGCGGGCCTTGAAAAGACTGCGTAAAATTTACACGGCTCAGGCGGCGTAATGCAAAATAATATTTACATAAAAGAAGTTAAAGGAAGTAAATATGGATATCAGCGTAACGATGACAAAAGAAATGTACAGGATTTTGCTGAACGGACGAAAAGCCACGGAAGATCATCCTGGCGTGAACGGATGCGGAACACCTGAAAAGGTGGCGGAATACGTGGATGAGACGTTTGGCCTGTTGGGCCATGTTGTGGAGGTCGTAACACAGTGACTACGCAAGAATTTGAAATCGCGGCAAAGAACGCGGTCATCGGAATCATGAAACAGAACCATGGCGTCACGGTTGAGTTCAAGAACCTGCAGTTTGTGTGGTTCGCTCATGAATTGGGGTATAAAAAGTGTACGCTGTATGCCCGTGAGCTTGGGCACTATTACCCTGAAGTGACTTATAACCTGGAGAAAAACGAAATGTATGTGGATATCTATTTGAAGCAAAGCAACACATGCATTCCGGGAGATCGGATGGATTTTCATACCCGCAATTAAAGGAAAACGTTGACAGCAATATCTTTTGCAGCCATTTATGCAAAAACACGTTTTGAAAAGGAGAAATCAATATGAACTTTTATGATCAGCTTCAAAAGACCATCACCAACAGTGATTCCAATCGTTCTGTAACGGAAAACGGCGCTGTCGGATTCAAAACCACCGGCAGAAAGCTGCTGGATCTGAACTTTGCCGTGTCCTCTCTTCGCTCCAAGACCGACAGCGAAGTGGAGCGCATGTTTGCCGACGCTTTGGCGGACGATTTCAACACCGCCATCGTGTGGTTGTTCTTTGCCCGTGATGTGCGCGGCGGACTGGGCGAACGCCGTCTGTTCCGGGTGGCCATGAAGTATCTCGCCCGGGAATTTCCCGATACGGTGCGGAAGCTGCTGCCTCTGATCGCCGAATACGGGCGGTGGGACGATCTGCTGTGTCTGATGGGCTCCGACAAGGTAAAGAACGATGTGATTTCCATCGTGAAGGCGCAGCTCACCAGCGATATGGCGAGCATGAAAGCTGGAAAGAGCGTTTCCCTGCTCGCCAAGTGGATGTATTCGCTCAACACCTCCAGCGAAAACACCCGCAAGAAAGCGGAAATTTTTAGACGTGCCTTGGGCGTCACTCCCCGCCAGTACCGCCTGATGCTGTCCAACCTGCGCCGCTACATTGATGTGACAGAACGGAAGATGAGCGCCAACCAGTGGGAGCAGATCAAGTATGAGGCTGTTCCCTCCCGCGCCAATTTGAATTATAACTCCGCGTTCCTCCGGCACGACGAGGCTCGCCGCCGTGCGTTCCTGGGCAAAGTGGAAAATGGAGAAGCCAAGATCAACGCTTCCGTGCTCTTCCCCCACGACATCGTGCATAAGTACAAGCAAGGGTCCTATGGTCTTACATTTGCAAACACCTCCGATCAGGCGCTGGAAGCCATGTGGAAAGCGCTGCCCAATACGGTCAAGGATGGGGAGGGCACCATCGTGGTGGCCGACGGTTCCGGCAGCATGTCTTCTCATGTGGGAAATACGGATGTTTCCGCCTGGGAAGTTGCGCATGCCCTGGCCATCTACTTTGCGGAACGGTTGCCCGGAGCGTACAAGGATCAGTACATCACCTTCTCCGAGCATCCCCAGTTGGTAAGGCTGGGCGGCAGCGGCACCTTGCTTGGCAAGATCAAGACCGCCCGTTCTCACAGCGAAGTGGCGAACACCAATATCGAAGCGGTGTTCGAGCTGATTCTGGCAACCGCCGTTCAAAACGGCCTGCGTCAGAGCGAATTGCCCAAGAATATCCTGATCATCAGCGACATGGAGTTCGACGCCTGCGCAACTACGAATAATGGCTGCAGCCGCTGGGACACTGTTCGCCCCACCAAGACGCTGTTCAATGCTATCGCCCGCCGCTATCACGCTCACGGGTATCAGCTTCCCCGACTGGTGTTCTGGAATGTGAACAGCCGCACCGGTACTATTCCCGTCAAGGAAAATGACCTGGGGGTGGCGTTGGTGTCCGGTTTCAGCCCCAACGTGGCGAAGATGGTGATGTCCGGCAAGCTGGATCCCATGGACGCGCTGCTGGAAACGCTGAACGCGCCTCGGTATAACCCCGTGCGGGAAGCCCTGCGGTAAAAGATGTTTTTACGGCGGAGAAGCGGAAATGCAGCCGCTCTCCGCTCTTTTTATAGAAGAAAAAAGAGAAGGAGAAAACATGAGCAGACAATTAAAAGCCCGTCCGCTTTCCAAGGCGAAAATTCATAGTATCTTATCACAAAATCTCAGCGAGAAAATTTCCCCTTCCAATCCCTCGCCTGTGATCATGAAGCCCGCCGCTCCTAAGTTCATTACCTTGAAAAGACAGGAAGAATTTGATTCTCTGCAGCCGGAAGAGAATCTGAAAACGTTTTTGACCTTCGCCCGGAATGTGATTGCCCGCTATGAGGACGATCAACGGCTGCAAACGGATCTGGAAACGGAAACGCAGGATCTTCTGCATCTGATTGAGCTCTCCCCTAACATGAACGCCTGTGAGTACACCAAGAAGTGCATTCAGCTGCGGGATGTGCGCCGTCAGCGCCGCGCCTGCAAGAATGAAATTGATTTACTCAAGCCTCTCTATGATTATCTGTCAGATAAGACGCTGATCAATCAGCTTTCGCAGCTTCAGGGCAAATGCAAGACCTCTAAAGAAGTGATCAGCCAGCGGCAGTATACTTTACGAACGGACGTGATGGAATGAGCGAGGAAATCCGCTCCGCCGTCATCAAATTGGCGGATGAACACCTTTCCCCTTACGAAATCAAGCGCAAGCCCCACGGCGACGAGCTGATCCCGGAATTTTGCCCCTTCTGCATGGGCGGAAGCCACGGACAGGACAAAAAAACCTTCGCGGTCTCGCTGGATCGCGGCGTTTATGTGTGTAAACGCGGTTCCTGCGGAAAACGCGGCACTTTGCAGATGCTGGCGGAGTTTTTTCATGAAACTGTGCAAGTGAGCGGCCAAAAAGCTGACCGTTCCAGCGCCGGAAGCCGGAATTTTGTGCTTCCCAGCGTAAAAATGCTGCCACCCACGGAAAAAATCTATCAATACTTTGAAACGAGGAAAATTTCCCGGAAAACGGTGGACTTTTTTAAGCTTGGCTCTGATGAAAAGGGAAATATCGTGTTCCCTTTTTATGTAAACGGCGAAAATGTGTTCGTTAAGTTCCGCAAGCCGGAAAAACACCGCCCGGAAGATAAATCTCCCAAGGAATGGCGCGAACCAGGCACAAAACCCGTGCTCTTTGGCATGGATATGTGCGTTTTCAGCCGCCCGTTGGTCATTACAGAAGGTCAATGCGACGCTATGGCGCTCTACGAAGCGGGAATTGACAATGTGGTGTCGGTTCCTTCGGGGTGCGAAGACTTTTCCTGGATCGAAAACTGCTACGACTGGCTGGAGAAGTTCAAAACCATCATCCTCTTTGGCGATAACGACGAGCCGGGACAGAAAATGGTGAAAACCCTGTGCAAAAGGCTGGATGAAAGCCGCTGCCGAATCGTGGAGGATTATCCAGAGTACAGTCCGGGGAAGTTTTGCAAGGATGCCAACGAAATTCTTGCCCGCTGCGGTGAATTTACGCTCATTGACATGGTGGAAAACGCCAAAGAGATTCCCGTTCGCGGGCTGTTGGACCTCGCTTCCGTCGCGCCCGAGGATCCCACGCTGGTGCCACGCATTAAAACCAATATTCCCAAGCTGGACGCGCTGACGGGCGGCCTTCACGAGGGCGGCGTTACGGTGATCATGGGTCAGGCGGGGTCTGGCAAGAGCTGCCTGAGCAATATGATCATGCTCAATGCCGTGGAACAAGGGCATACCGTGGCTTTGTATACCGGCGAGTTCAACGCGCCCCGCGCTCAATATTGGATCAATCTTCAGGCGGCTGGCAGCGATTATCTCACCACCAAATTTGATCCCATCAAAGGAAAAATGGTTCCTGTGCTCCCTTATGCGGTTCAGGAAAGGATTATGAACTGGTACAGAGGAAAACTGCTGGTGTTTGATAACGAAGAGATGTTCGATATCGACCAGGCAGACGCCGTGCTCAATGTGTTTACTGGCGCTGTGCGGCGCTATGGGGTGAGCCTGATCGTGATCGACAACCTGATGACCCTGACATCCGATAAGGAAGATGAAACTACAGCCCAGCGCATCTTTGCCAATAAGGCCAAGCGTTTTGCCAACCGTTATGGCGTGGCGATTCTGCTGGTAGCCCACGCCCGCAAAACAAAGGCGGGTGAAAAGCTTCGGGCGGATGATCTTTCCGGCGCTTCCGCCACGAATAATCTGGCAGAGACTACCATGTCTGTGGAGCCTGGGCATATCACGATCCTCAAGAATCGGGACGAAGGAGTGAAGCAGGTAATTGATTTCTGCTACTGCCCGGATTCCAAACGGATTTATCAGGCGGATGCCGGGGATCAAATGCAACTTTCCTGGGATAAGTCCGGCATTGCCCCGCCCGCTCACCTGGCCTGTTCCCTGCCGGAATATCAGGTGGTTCCACCGCCACCGTCTCAGCCTTTTTAATATTTGCTTCGCTTTGAAAAAGCGCTCGTCTTTTGTTTCCATTATCTGTGGAAACCCAATAAACGATAAGGAGTTTTAAAACAATGGAATTTATGTATGACTGGGAAGATCGTTCCAATAATTCTTGGAGCAAAATCTTTGGTTTCAACGCAAGTCCTGTCTATCAGAAAATCATCCAGAAGCCGGATGAAATTGAAATCAAGGTAAGTATGCCCTACGTTCTCCCCCGTGTTGAACAGGTGATTTTCAATGAAGAATCCGCCACCACCGTGATCATCTGGGCGGACGGCAAAAAGACCATCGTCCATTGTGGCGAGGGTGAAACCTTTGACCGCTACACTGGTTTCATGGCCGCTGTGTGCAAGCGTCTGTTTGGCGGCACCACGACAGCAAAGAAGCTGATGAACTCTCTGGACAAACAGTATCAGGCCAAGCTCAAAGCCGAAGCAGAAGCGAAGGAGAAAGCCAAGCGGATGGCCGAGCAGGAAGAAGCCCGGAAGAAGGCCGAAGCCCGCCATGCCAAGGAAAATGATATGCTGCTGGAAGCAATGGTGGAGCATTACCTGCTGGAAGCGGAAGCCAAGCAGCGTGCCGCTGAGATCCTGGCTGCCCGCGATACCTCCGCGCTGACCGTTCCTTTTGAGGCTGCCGCCGAAGCAGAAGGAGAAAAAAATGAAAACTAAGTTTCTGATTGTCGTAGACATGCAGAATGATTTTGTCACCGGTTCCCTGGGCTCTCAAGAAGCCCAGGGGATCGTTTCCAATGTGGTAAAGCGGATTGAAAATGCCAGAGAAAACGGCTGGTCTATCTACGCCACGCAGGATACCCATTACGACGATTACCTTGAAACGCAGGAAGGAAAGAAGCTTCCCGTCCCGCATTGCGTGATCGGAACGGAGGGCTGGGAGCTGGCTCCCGCTGTAGCGGATTGCCTGGAAAAGGAGCCCTTCATGTGCTATGAAAAGAATACGTTTGGCAGCGTGAATCTGGCCGAGGATCTTGCCGAGATCATTCACACCGGAGATTTTGACGAGCCTGAATGCGAGATCGAATTGATCGGCCTGTGCACGGATATCTGCGTGGTGTCCAACGCTTTGCTTTTGAAAGCCTATCTGCCTGAAGCAAACATTTCCGTCAATGCTTCCTGCTGTGCTGGGGTCACACTGGAAAAGCACAAGGCCGCACTGGAAGTAATGAGGTCCTGCCACATTAAAGTAATTGAAGGAGAAGAATAATGTACGATTTTGACCCCGTGGAAACTCGTGATATGTTGGTGGCGGGCATCCACCGTATTGCCCGTCAAGGCGGATTTAACAAAGTAGTTATCGGTATTTCTGGCGGAAAGGATTCTACTGTGGCTGCTGCTCTGTGCGTTCGCGCTCTTGGCAAACAAAATGTGTATGGGGTGCTGTTGCCGGATGGTGTACAAGATGACATTGATGACAGCTATAAAGTTTGTGAAACTCTTGGCATTCCTTACACAATCATCAATATTGATGAAATGCATGACTCCTTAAAAAATGGAATCATTCTTTCTCTTGACCACAATCACAATATGTCGATTCCATTTTCCGAAGAAGCTGACATCAACGTGGCTCCCCGCCTTCGTATGACGGTGCTTCGATATATCACGCAAGCATTGGGCGCTCGATTAGCCGGCACTGGAAATCTTTCCGAAATGACCGTCGGGTATTGCACAAAAGACGGCGATACCTCCTGCGATTTCTCTGTATTGGGCGGATTAACCAGCATTGAAGTTGTTCAGGTTGGCTTGACCATGCCTGAGATTCCCCGTGAATTGGTGCTCAAAACGCCCTCCGACGGTTTGTCTGGTATGAGTGATGAAGAAAAGCTGGGTGTTTCCTACGAGGATATTCATAAGTATATTCGCGGCCTCAAAGGCGTTCCTGAAGATGTGAAGGAAAAGATTTGCAAGCTTCAGGATAGAAGTTCGCACAAGCGCCGTTGGCCTCCTATTGCTTCTTATACGGTTCACGGGAATAATCTTTGGGAGCCATTTTAAGGAGGCCGTATGAAAAAAGTTTTGGCGTATTGCGGCGCGTTTAATCCGCCAACAAATGCCCATGTCAATCTTGCGGAATTGGCTTTGAAAGAAACGGGACGGGAACAGGTGGTTTTCGTCCCATCTAAAGCTGAATATATTGTGGATGAACAAAAAAAAGAGTATGCGTATGAAGATGCTTTGCGGCTGAATATGCTGGAAGACTTGGCGCTTACTCGCCCATGGATGCATATATGCCGTCATGATATGGAAGGCGAAACACAGCCTCGCACTTACGAAACTTTGTGTTGGCTGAAAGAGCAGGGATATGATCCCGCTTTGCTGATTGGTTCGGATGTGCTTGAAAGCATGGAAAGAGAATGGAAGAACGCTGATAAGATCGCGCAGGAGTTTGGCATTGTTTGCCTGACAAGAAGTACCCTTCAGTTACCAGATGCCTATCAAGATGACGCTTTTCTTGCTCCGCTGCTTCCGCGCATCACTTTTGTCCATTCGCCGGAAGAATATTTGTTGAAGTCATCCACTGGTGCACGCTACCAATATGATCAATCCATTCGCTATTGGGAAGGGCTTTGCGATATTGTTCCGCCAGAAGTGGCTGCTTATTTGCTAAAAGATTTTGTGGATATTTTATTAGGAGGTTCTCATGAAGCTTGAGCCTATTATTATTTCTTTGCTGGATACTGACCTATATAAATTTAACATGAATCAGGTCATGTTTCATCACCACACGGATTTGTGCGGTACTTATGTATTTAAATGCCGAAACAAGGGCGTTCGATTTACACCTGAAATGCTGGATGAGATCAATACACAGATCGATCATTTGTGCACGCTGACATTCCAGGAAGATGAATTGAATTATCTACGTTCCATCCGTTTTATCAAGCCTGATTATGTTGAGTTTTTGCGCCTGTGGCGTCCCATCCGTGATTATGTGTTTACCGCTTTGAAGGAGGATACGGGCGAACTGATTGTTCAAGTGAAAGGTCCGCTGTTCTCCGCCATGCAGTTTGAAATCTATCTATTGGAAATCATTAACGAGGTTTATTTTGCTTTCCAATACAAGGATTATTATGTTGGCATGACAATGGAAGCTGTCAATCGGTTGGATAAAAAGATCGGCGGTTTCATTACCGGACAATACACTTTTAAATTTGCCGAATTTGGATGCCGCCGCCGTTGGAACCGAAACTGGGAAGACCGTGTGGTGGAACGCTTTGCCACAGAAACAAATAACATGGTTGGCACCAGCAACGTGTACCTTGCCAAGAAATATGGACTTACGCCTATTGGCACTTACGCCCATGAATATGTTCAAATGTATCAGGGTATTGACAAAATTCCTTTGGCATATACCAATTACTATGCGCTAAAGGATTGGTACAATGAATACAAGGGCGATAACGGCACCGCGCTGACCGATACTATCACCACCGATTTGTTCCTATTGGATTTTGACCGTTCTATGTGCAACAACTTTACCGGCGTTCGTCATGACAGCGGCGATCCCTATGTATGGGGAGAAAAGATCATTGCCCATTATCAGAAGTACGGCATCGACCCCAAGACCAAGACGCTGTTATTCTCCGACTCTCTGAATTTCGATAAAGCCCAGGCTTTGTACGATCATTTCAAAGACAGGGCGCGGGTATCCTTTGGTATCGGCACGTTTGTTTCCAATGATACCGGTGTTGAGCCGCTGAATATTGTGATCAAGCTGCAGGAGGTCAATGGAAAACCTGTTGCTAAGCTGAGTGATTCCTTGGGCAAAACCATGTGTCAAGACGAAGAATATGTAAAGTATCTTCGCAGCGCGGTGCAATTCAGATTAGATAGAGAAGGAGCTGGCTATGGAACCTAAATGGCTGTATCGTTTAGAGAGCACCGATCCGTCCATGGGGCTTTGGTATAACGCTAACGGCGAATATGTGTGGACGATTGGTACACTGCCGGATTGCCAAACCAGAGATCTTCCCATGGGCTATGATGAACGGTATCGGAAGGACGGGCGTTCCTGGAATTCTTCCTGCTCCAACCCGGAGGACTTGGCGCATTGGTTCTCCTTGGATGATGCGCTGACGTTGATGAAAAAGGGTTTCCGGTTTATGAGGTATTTGGCAACGGAATATACGGAATATCCTTTGGAAACTGTGTTTATTAAAGATACCTGCCTTGCCAGTGAACCTGTAGACCCGCGTACATTATACAAGGAGATATAAAATGTGCACGATTCCTGCCAATTTTAAATGGAGCTTTTCAAAATAGGAAAGCTATTCTCACTGTCCCATGATGTTCAAGCTGCATTATTTGGACGGGATCAAGGGAGATAACAATGCTTTTGCGCTGTACGGTTCGCTGTGCCATTCCCTCCTGGAGGATTATGAGAAAGGCAATATCCCCTCCTTTGCTTTGGCTGAGGAATATGAATCCCGCTATGATGGCAGCATTACTGCTCCGTGGCCGCCATTTCCCAAAGGCATGGCGCAAAAGTATTACGAGCAAGGGCTTCAGTATTTTGAATCCTTTGATGGGTTCGGCGATCAATATGAAATCATTTCCGTAGAAGAAAAGTTTGAGCTGAACATTGAAGGATATCCTTTGGTTGGGCTGGCCGACCTGGTGCTCAGGGACAAAGAAACGGGTGAGATCACCGTCATCGATCATAAGTCCAAGTCCTCCTCCACCATGCAGAAGGATCTTCCCACTTACCGAAGGCAGCTTTATATCTATGCCGCTTACGTGAAAGAAAAGTTCGGCGTGTACCCCAAGTATTTGAAATTCAATTTGTTCCGGGAGAACGAATGGGTCACAGAAGAATTTGACCTGAACATGCTCAACGAAACGATGAAGTGGGTGGTGGAAACGATTGAAAACATTTTGTTTGAAACGGATTGGAAGGTGTCGTGCTCGTCCTACTTCTGCCGCTTTGTCTGTTCAGTTTTCGATCATTGTCCCGCCAAGGAAGCGGTGCTGAATCCTCCGCCGAAAGAAAAGAAAGAGAAAAAGAATGAATAAAATAAAACAAGAACTCGAAGAAATCAGAGATTATTTTCTTCCTATCATGCAGTCCTCCGGTAAGGCAAAAGAACCGTTCATCATCGATTGCGTAAGCCATCGTCTCCCCCATCTTGCGCTGTATTTTCTTCTGAATCCTTCTTATGTCACGCATGTCGGGCCCAAGTCCTTTGAGAAAAAAAAAGACATCGAGCCGAATAAGTTTTATGAGTCGATCTTTGATATCATCGATGACTTAAAATCTGTTCCCGCTGTGAATGACCAAATGATCGCCAATATTCACAATGCGTTCTGGGATCTCGGAGATATTAAACTATTTGCTTATCAGTTTATCTGCAAAGATATTTCCCTCGGCATCACGGCAAAGACAGTCAATAAAGTGATGGATGTGGAAGTGATTCCTGAATTCCGGTGCATGCTTGCCAATAAATACTTCGAGCATCCAGAGAAGGTGGAAGGAAAGCATTTCTATTTGACGGAAAAACTGGACGGTATTCGATGCATTGCCAAAGTGACACCCGAAGAAGTGAAATTATTTTCCCGACAAGGCCAGCCGATTGAAGGTTTATTGGATATCGAAGCCGAGCTGTTGGAAACAGCTTACCGTCTGGATAAATCCTTTGCTGTGGACGGCGAACTGCTGATAATTGACCGTGACAAGATCCCGTCCAAGGAACAGTATAAACGCACCACCATGATCGTGCGGAAGGATGGCGTGAAGCAGGGCGTTGCTTATAACGTTTTTGACATCCTGGATCTGGACGCTTTCGAGAACCGCCATTGCGAGATGCCGTATTATCAGCGCCGCCAAAGATTGGAAACCTATTTCCTTGACAAGACTTATGTAAAGGTTCTTCCTGTTTTGTACCACGGCAAAGATACTTCCAAGATCATGGAGCATTTGAATATCCAGCGCAAACTGGAGCACGAAGGTGTTATGATCAATCTGGCGGATGAGTATTATCAGTTCAGCCGCACCAACGCCTTGCTCAAAGTAAAGGTGATGCAGGACTGCGACCTTGAAATCACGGGCGTACAGGAAGGACAAGGCAAATTTGCCGGGACGCTTGGCGCATTGATCGTTGATTACAAGGGTACTCCCGTAGGCGTAGGCTCCGGCATCAGCGATGAGATTCGCCGTATGATTTGGGCCGACCCTGACCAATACATTGGCCGCGTTGCTACCATTCAATACTTTGAAGAAACTAACGACGCGGATGGAAAACCATCCATTCGTTTCCCCGTGTTCAAAGAACTGCGGGAAGAAGGAAAGGAAGTAAGCTATGAGTGATTCGGAAAAGAAATACTACATTGATGGGCCGGTAACCATCGAGCTCATAAAGTCTACACCCCAGAAAGCGTTTTCCAATCCATATTACACCGTCGAGCCTATCATGAAACGTGTTACGAGGGCTGAGTTTGAAGCGTGGATTAAAGCGTATCCTCGTGACCTTGATGTTGATGTATATGGCGCGTGTGATCCACCCGCAGTTTCATATAACGACTTTTCTCTGGCGGATCGTTGGCCTCACAGCATTGTTGCAAGAACGTATGCCTACGATGAAAAGCCGGGAAGCTATTATTATTTCCCCGAAGAACAGCGCCATTATTACGTGATGGTGAACTACGAAGAAGTATTCGCCAGCAAGACAGGATATATGGCTGATCATTCGGGAGGCGATCCATTTATTGTTGGAACGTTGACAATCAGTGTTCCGAGCAATGAGAAAGGCGAGATTGTTGCAGAGTTTCATGATGTGAAGACTTGTACATTTGACGTGTTTGCGAATTCGCAGGCTGATGGAGGTGAACGAGATGCCTGATTCTCTCGGCGACCGTATGAAGGGCTACGAAAATGTATCCCGTATTTATTTGCCGCGCCGCCTGCCCGTTATCATCCGGGTGGACGGCAGGGCATTTCATACTTTTACAAAGGGCTTTCAAAGGCCGTTTGATGAGGTGCTTGCCCAAGCAATGCGTGAAACCGCAATCGCGCTGTGCAAGGAAATCAGCGGCGCGAAGCTGGCGTACACGCAAAGCGATGAGATTTCTATTCTGGTAACCAATAACGACACGTTAGAAACTCAGCCTTGGTTTAATAATAACTTACAAAAATTAGTTTCTTTATCTGCGTCTACTGCGACATTGGCTTTTGACAAGGCGTTTTATTGGGCCACAGTAACGTATAAGGGTGACGGACAAATGTTTCAAGTTTATGCAAAGGCATCCAAAACCGCCACATTTGATTCCCGTGCATTTGTTTTGCCTCCAGACGAAGTTACCAATTATTTTATCTGGCGGCAGCAGGACGCTGTCCGTAATTCTATCCAGATGGTTGCACAAAGCCTATATTCTCACAAGGAACTGCAAAACAAAAACTGCGATGACCTTCAGGAAATGATATTCCAAAAAGGCATCAACTGGAATCATTATGAGCCCTGGAAAAAGCGTGGCATTTGTGTAAGAAAAAACGATATGGCGCTCATTGCGGGTGGTAAAGAAATATTACGTGGCACTTGGGAGCCGGATTTCAACACACCTGTTTTTACCCAGGATCGTAACTATATCAACAACTTACTTCCAAAAGGAGATTAACGAATGACGCTTGATGAAATCAAAACTTAGGTCGCTTCACCGACCTACGACTTCCTGCGTACCGATCCCCATTTGCAGGGCCGCATGGCGATGCTGTGTCTTGGCGGTTCTCATGCCTATGGCACGAATACCGAAACGAGTGATCTGGATCTTCGGGGCTGCGCCTTGAACCGTCCTGAAGAACTGCTTGGCCTTTCCCATTTTGAACAAGTTCGCAACGACGAGCTGGACGTATGTATCTATTCCTTCAATAAAATGGTGCCGCTCCTGTATGGCTGCAACCCTAACATCATTGAGATCCTGGGCTGTAAACCGGAGCACTATTTGTTCCTGTCGGATGTTGGGAAAGAGTTGATCAGCAACCGTCATATGTTCCTGTCTCAGCGGGCATCGTATACGTTTGGGGGCTATGCCTTTTCCCAGCTTCGCCGCCTGGAGAACGCTATTGCGCGGGACAAACTGCCGCAAGCGCAAAAGGAAGGCCACATCTGCAACAGTATCGAAAAGGTGATCCGTAACTTCAACACGGAAAGCCGCGCCAAACCCGTTTCCTATATGCTTTTCCTGGCCGATGCCGTACACGATGATCTTGAAAAGGAAACGTTCATCACCACCACATTGGATATGTATCCTGTTCGTGATCTCAAGGCTTTTGTGAATGACATCAACAATGTGATTAGGGATTATGAAAACGATTTGCACGGGCGCAACAAAAAGAAGGATGACCTCCATCTGAACAAGCACGCCATGCACCTTGTCCGATTGTATCTGATGGCGATTGATATCCTGGAAAAGGAAGAGATCATCACGTACCGCGAAGCTGACCACGATCTGCTGATGGATATCCGGCATGGGAAATATCAGCTTGAAGACGGCACGTTCGATTCTGCTTTCTTCGATATGGTCAACGACTTATCCAAGAAAATGGATTACGCAAAGGCCAATACCTCCCTTCCCCGTTCGCCCGATATGAGACGCATTGAGGAATTTATGATTGAGGTCAATAAAAAATCAATTGTTTAAGGAGAGCTTGAATGAACTATACAGGCTATAAAACTGTTCGGTAGGACGATTCTTTGATTCCGACCCTCTACACAGAGAAGGATAAAAACTGGTTTGACTTATTGGAAAATCAATATCTTTTGATTGTGGATGAAAATGGTGCGCCGGTTGACCGCTATAAGTGGCAGGATGGAAAGCATAAGGCGGTATATAAAAAGCCCGTTGAATCCATGGCGATGGACAAGGTGAAGCCAAAAAACCCGGAGCAGGCATTTGCCCTGGATATGTTGCTTGATCCAACGATCACCGTGAAGGTTATGACTGGATCATTTGGTTCTGGCAAAACTATGCTGGCCTGCTGCGCCGCTTTCCAAATGATGCAGGCAACGCTGTATGATAAAATCGTTTGGATCAGAAACAACATCGAGGTAAAGGACACCAACTCCATCGGCGCTTTGCCCGGAACATATGCCGATAAAATGTCGGTTTGGGCCATGCCCCTGGCGGATCACCTGGGCGGCGTAGAGGAACTGAACAAACAAATCATGTTCGGCAAGGTCGAGGTGGAGCACCTGGGTTTTCTTCGCGGACGCGATATCAAGAACAGCATTATCATTTGTTCGGAAGCCGAGCATTTGACCCGCGAGCATGTGCAGCTTCTGCTTGGCCGTGTGGCGGAAGGGTCTGTGCTGATTCTTGAGGGAGACTGGAAGCAGATCGATAAAAAGGCATTTGAAAAGGACAACGGCCTGCACGCCGCCATTGACTGCCTGACGGGAAACCGCCTTTTTGGTTATGTTCATTTGAATGAATCCGTTCGCAGCGAGACCGCGAAGCTGGCTGACTTGCTGGATAAAAAAGAAGGAGATTAAACGAATGTATATTGAAACGCCAAATCTGATTATTGATACACCGGAAAACAAACTCGCCCAGCCTGATGAAATCAGTTATTACGAATAGGAAAAGAAGCGAAAGCTGTTTCTGGATTATGATGTGAACGCGGATGTGATGGCCATTGTGCGGATGATTCTGCGCTGGAATATGGAAGACGCCGGAACCCCCCCCGAATCCCGCAAACCCATCTGGCTCTACATTGAATCCATTGGCGGCAACGCGATTTATATGTGGACTTTGATCGACGCGATCTTCGCCTCCGTTACGCCTGTGTATACTGTGAATATGGGGTTGGCTGCGTCCGCTGCTGGGCTCATCTTTATGGCGGGTTCCAAACGATTCATGATGCCGCGTGCCAAGGTGATGATTCATGAAGGCTCCGCTTCCTTTGAAGGCGACGCGGGCAAGGTGCTGGATTTTTCCGATGCCTACAAAAAAGATTTGAAAGCAACCCGCGATTTTATCCTGGATCATACTTCCATTCCCAAGGCACAGCTCACCAAAAAACGAAGCAACGATTGGGAATTGGATTCTGCGCTTTGTTTGCAGTATCATGTGTGCGATCAGATCGTGCAAAGCCTGGAAGATATTCTATAAAAATTCTTGGCCCGGTGAAATCCGGGTCTTTTTTTGTTTCCATTATAAGCGGATATCAATTTTTCAAATAACGATAAAGGAGCTTGAACGATGATTTACCGTGAAGAAAAGATGAATCTGTTTTCTGTTCCCCAGGGTTATATGCTGGCTCACTGCATCAGCGGTGACTTTGCTTTGGGCGCTGGCGTTGCCAAAGAAATGGACAGGGTATTCAATATGAAGGAGATGCTGAATCTTCTGTGGGGACCCATCAGCCCGATGAAGGATAAGTGGTCCGCCCCCTGCTGTCTCCCCTGTGCCAACGTGTTTAACCTGGTAACCAAAGAAAAATACTGGCATAAGCCTACGCTGGCCTCCCTTCGCACTGCGCTGGAAGAAATGTGTTCCCTCGCTGTGGAAATGGGCGTCACCAAAATTGCCATGCCCAAGATCGGCTGCGGCCTGGATCGCCTGGACTGGGAAAAAGTAAGCCCTATGATCCAGGAGATTTTCGCTGATACGGATATCGAAATTCTGGTGTGCGTATTATGAGTGAAGACAAGTATGAAGGTTTGACCGTTGATTTCATTGACCGCCCGCTGCCTGAATCGCATCCCGATTTCGTGATGAGGATTAGCTGGTCCTGTCCGGGGCTTGGGTTTGGCACAGTGGATTTTATCTGGAGAGGCAACGATCTTCACGCTGATACGGAACATATGAGTAAAGCTTTCTTGGAGCGTCTGATGGCATTGGTGCTGCAGCGTGTGGTCATTGATGGTTGAGAGGAATACAACATGAAAGAACAAAGCGTTGTTTATCTGGTGAAGGTCGAGCCAGGAGCCAATAATAACAAATACTGGAAAGCAATGGCTCAAGGCGATCATTTCAACGTTGAGTATGGAAGGGTCGGCGGAACACCGCAGAAGTATTCCTATCCTATTTCCCAATGGAATAAAAAGTACAACGAGAAGATAAAAAAAGGTTACGTTGACCGAACGGAATTGGTAGAGGATCTGATTGAAAAAGAAAAGCCCGCTACGCCGGATGGCTATCGTGCTATTGAAAACAAGGTGATCGCGGATATCGTGTCACGCTTGCAGGCCATGGCAAAGAAAGCGGTCAGCGAAAACTACACCATATCCTCCAGCAAGGTCACCATGGCAATGGTGTCTGCCGCTCAGGATCAATTAGCAAAGATGGCGGGCATGGCCGCCGCTTCCGTGGAAGAATTCAACCGCGCCTTGATTGAGCTGTTCGGTATCATTCCCCGCAAGATGGGCCATGTATCATCCTATATTGCCACCAGCCAAAAGGAGTTTGGCCGTATTCTTGAACGCGAACAGGATCTGCTGGATGTGATGCGCGGTCAGGTGTATGTGCCGTCCAAGGAAAGCGAAATTGCCCCTCCTCCAAACGGTGAAGCCCACACGATCCTGGAAGAAAAGGGCCTTGTGTTTGAAGAAGTAACGGACGATGATATCGCCGTGATCAAATCCGCGCTTGGATCCTGTGCCGATAAATTCTGCCGCGCATGGCGAGTTACCAACCTGGCCACACAAAAACGCTTTGATGAATATGTGCAGGGCGGCGTGAAGACAAAGCTTCTCTGGCACGGCTCCCGGAATGAAAACTGGTGGAGCATTGTGGGCAGCGGGCTGGTGTTGCGTCCCACCAATGCGGTCATCACCGGCAAGATGTTTGGCTATGGTATTTACTTTGCCACGAAAGCGCGAAAGTCTCTTGGGTACACCTCTCTTTCCGGCTCCTATTGGGCGCATGGTTCTTCCCCATCCGCGTTCATGGGGCTGTATGAAGTTGCCTACGGCAAGCCTTACGATGTGCATTCCTTTGATTCCAAATATTATTCCCTGAATTATGAAGGGCTGCAGAAGATGTGTCCTGGGGCGAACTGCCTGCACGCGCACGAGGGCCAGATGCTTCGCAATGATGAAATCATTGTGTATCAGGAATGCCAAACGACAATCAAATATCTGGTGGAGCTCAAATAATAAAAAGCCCGCGTTTTGCGGGCTTCATTTTATGGATTCTGGCAAATATTTTTTATTTCCTCAACATCGCGTTTGATGTCGTAAGAAAGCTCGTTGGCTCTCATGAGGAGGCTGGCTTTGCCGTATGAAAAAGCCGAAAGAAACAGCAGCAGCATTCCTCCTGCAAAAACGATTGCTTTCATAGCAAGAACACCTGCGAGATATCCTGCTTTCAAACTTGCCTCTACCTGATAATTATATGCATCCCCTCCTACATATGCTGCGCCCCTGTTTTTCATCCAATCATAGTCGTAGGCGTCGATACCGCTGTCTACACGCACGTATTTTTCCGGTACAGGATAAAGGATTCCAAACCCAATCATTACCAACGCAACAATGATTCCCAGGACGGCCATGCCTTTCATTCGTATCACCTCGTCATTTTTTATATCTTTTCTTTCGTCACTTTTTTCAATAATCCTGCCTTTGAAAACAATTATTGTTTTTGTTCCCATTTCTTTTAGAAAGGAAGTGGTTTTATCTCTTATGTAAATTATCACCGCCATTCCCACTATTCCAACATCATGCTGACTGATTCTGTTGCTACCAACGAGGACTATTGCAAGCGTGCAGTAGAGTTGGGCCACACCATTGTTTCCTCCTGCGAGCATGGAACACCCGGCGCGTACAGAGAAGTGTACGACCTTGCCAAGAAATACGGTTTACGCTGGCGGTATGTTGCCGAGGCTTATTTTGTGAAAGACCGCCTGACTGAGGATGAGAATGGCCGTCGTGACCGCAAGAATTGCCATTTGATTCTGGCAGCGAAAACCGCAAAGGGTATCGGTGATTTGAACGAAGTCCTCAGCGAGGCCAATATCTCCGGCTATTATTTCCGTCCCCGTGTGGATATGGAATTGCTGCTGCGCCTGGACCCCAGGGACGTATTTGTTACTACGGCCTGCATCGGCGGTATCTGGGTATATGGCTATAACAGCGACAAAGAAACGGGCGAATGGTCCTATGACTTTACCGAGCCCGACGCGCTTGTCCGTCAGCTTCACGCCCACTTTGGCGATAGCTTCATGCTCGAAGTCCAGTCTCACAATGTTGAAAAACAGAAAGCGGTCAACGCCCATATCCTTGATCTTTACCGCAAAGAAGGCATCAAGATCATCGCGGGCATGGACAGCCATTTCATTTACCCGGAGGACAAAGCGCTGCGGGATATGCGGCTTGAAGCCAATGGTCTGCATTACGAGGATGAAGAAGGATGGGCATTGGATTATCCTTCCGATGAAGAAGCTTACCTCCGCTTTGAGGAACAGGGCGTCTTGTCTCCCGCGCAGATTCAGGAAGCGATGGAGAACACAAACATCTTCCTTGACTTTGAGGACGTTGAATTTGACAAAGGCAAAAAGCTGCCGACCATTTATCCCGATCTGACCCAAGAAGAACGGAATGAAAAATACCGTCAGCTCGTGCTGTCCAAGTGGGATGAATACAAGAAGACAGTTCCGCAGGAAAGGTGGCCGGAGTACGAAGCTGGAATCAAATATGAAATGGACACCATCACCTCCACGAACACCAGCGACTATTTCCTCCTGGATTACGAGTGGATTCGCAAAGCCAAAGAAATGGGCGGGCAATTGACAAAAACCGGAAGAGGTTCGGCTCCGTCCTATTTCACCAACACACTGCTTGGCTTCTCTTCCATTGACCGCTTTGCCTTGCCCATCACCATGTATCCTGACCGTTTCATTTCCGCTGACCGCCTAAAGGCAGGGTCGTTGCCAGATATAGATATGAACGTTTCCGATCAGGCTTTGTTTGGCGAAGCGATGACCGAAGTCATGGGGGAATGGCATTGCGCTCCCATGGTTGCTTATGGCACCTTGAAGAGACTGGCTGCGTGGAAGATGTATTGCCGCGCTGCCAACGTGCCATTTGATGTAGCCAATGAACTTTCGGATAAGCTGAAAGCTTATGAACTGGATTATAAACATGCCGATGAAGATGAAAAGGATGAGATCAACGTCGAGGATTATGTGCCGGAAAAGTACCGCGAGTATTTGAAGGCTTCTGAAAAATACCTTGGGATGGTTGATTCCATTTCTCCTCACCCTTGTGCTTATCTGATTTGCAATCAGGATATTCGGCGCGAGGTTGGTATCTTTCGCATCAACTCCAAGACGAGCAAAAAGAAGGTTGTCTATGCCGCGTTTATTGACGGCGCTACTGCCGATGCGTATGGCTATCTAAAGAACGACGATCTCCAGGTCACGGTTGTGAAGCTGAACGATGAAATCTATAAGCGCATTGGGATTCCCCAACCTTCCGTGCCTGAGCTTTTGAAGATGACGGATGGGGATCAGCAGACGTGGGATATGTACGCGCAAGGATGGACGCTGGGCTTGAACCAGGCCGAGAAAGAAAAGTCCACCGAAAAAGTGATGCGCTATAAGCCCAAGAATATTTCTGAACTTTCTGCTTTTGTGGCTGGTATCCGTCCCGCTTTTCAAAGCATGCTTCCCAAGCTGCTGAATCGTGGAAGCTTTTCCTATGATATTCCGGCTTTGGATAAACTGCTTCAAACCAAAGAACTCCCTCAATCATTTATTCTATACCAGGAGCAGATGATGAAGGTTCTCCAGTGGGGTGGATTCTCAGCTCCTGAGTCCTATGCGGCCATTAAAGCCATTGCAAAAAAACATCCTGAAAAAGTTCTTCCGCTGAAAGAAAGATTCATGGAGGGTTTTGCAAAGCGTCTGATCGAAGAAGAAAATACGGAAGCAAGCGTTGCCAAAGAAACGACGGATAAAGTTTGGACGATCATTGCAGATGCTTGCGGCTATGGGTTCAATAGCAGCCACTCCACCGCAGTTGCTCTGGACTCCCTCTATACTGCCTGGGCAAAGGCACACCACCCTTATGAGACTTACGTGTCGCTCCTTTCCCTTTACGCAGAGAAAAAAGATAAGGACCGCATCGCCAAAGCCAAGGTGGAAATGAAGAAAGCCTTTGGCATCAGTATCGCCCCCTGCCGCTTCCGTCAGGATAACCGCAGCTACTTTGTGGATAAAGACGCGCACACCATATCTGACGCGCTCACATCCGTCAAAGGCATTTCATTTGCCGTGGCCGGGAAGCTGTACCAGATGCGGAACAACCAATACGATTCCGCCGTGGATCTGTTCTATGATCTTGAGGTGAACACCTCCATCAATTCCGCTGTGGTAAAAACTCTGATCCAGATGGGTTACTTTGAAGAGTTCGGCAAGGCCGGAAAGCTGCTCAAGCTCTATCAGGAATTCCGTGAAGGCGAAAGTAAGTTTTCCAAGACTCATGTGAAAACTACACAGGAAAAGCGGCTGGATACACTTCGGCAAATTGAAAAGAAATTGCCGGATGAAGATATTCCCATGCAGGATCAAATGGCGTTTGAGGTAGAGTTTTACGGTACACCACTGTCCGTCTATCCAGAGCATCTTGGCTGCTTTGCCATTCTGGAAGTGGACGACAAGTACAGTCCCAAGGTAAAGATGTACAATGTTGCCAAGGGTACGGTGGGCGTGATGAAGATGCGCAAGTCGCTGTATAAGTTGCATCCCCTTGCGGAAGGAAATGTGATCCGTCTGATTGATTGGAAACGGAAACCGGCTTACCAATACATTGACGGGAAGCAAACGGTAAAAGCGGGGGTTTTTGATTTGTGGATCGAGGATTACGAAATTCTTTCCGGCAGTCCTGAAAAAGCGGCGTGACTTTGTTTCCATTATGTGTGAAGAGGAGCGATTCTTCTTCACACAATTTTTTATGAAAGGATAAACATATGAGAAAATAGGCGAGCATTAAAACCATTACCAGCATTGCCCCGATTGAAGGAAAAGATTTGATCGGGCTGGCTGCCGTGGATGGCTGGGGTGTGATCGTGCAGAAGAGTCAGTTCAAGCCAGGCGATAAATGCGTGTACGTTGAAATTGATTCCGTCATGCCTGAGAAGCCGGAGTTTGAATTTCTGCGCAAGAGAGATTTTCGCATTCGCACCATGAAGATGGCTGGCGTGATCAGTCAGGGCATCTGCTTCACGTTGGACATTCTTCCGCCCAAGAAAAACGGAAAAGAATATGCTCTGGACGAAGATGTGACGGAGGTCATCGGTGTTACCCAGTACGAGCCTACAATGGATAAGGAACAGAACACCGAGAAAAAAGAACAGACAAAGAAATACCCCAAATGGCTGATGCGGTTTGCCTGGTTCCGGCGATTGGTACTGGGGCCTCAAAAGAAAAAGGGCGGCTTCCCATCTTTCATTTCAAAAACAGACGAAGTGCGTATTCAGAATATCCCTCATATTCTGCAGGATAAGCGGGAATGGATCGCCACTGAAAAGGTGGATGGACAGAGCGGTACGTTTGCGCTGGTTCGCCATAAGCGCCGCATTCCCTTTATGAAGGACAAGTTTGAATACATCGTCTGCTCCCGGAACTTGCGTTTGGCAAAGCCGGACAGTTCTTCTTACTGGCGTGTGTCCGAACGGTACAAGATCGAAAACGTTCTTGAGAATATGATTGGAGATCGTGAGTGGATCGCTATTCAGGGCGAGTGCGTTGCCCCCAACGTGCAGGGCAACAAATACAAAGTTACCGAGCCCGACCTGTATGTGTTCAATTTGATCTATCCCACCGGAAGGCTGGGAAGCAAGGTCGCCAAGTCAATCATCGAAAACCACGGCATGAAGTTTGTTCCCATCGTGGCTGAGGATTATGTGCTGCCGGATACCGTACAGGAAGTATTGGATTATGCTCATGGCCAGAGTGTATTGGGTGACACGCTGCGAGAAGGCATTGTTTTTCGCAGTAAAGACGGCGTGCATTCATTCAAAGCTGTCGATCCATTATTCCTGATCAAATACAACGAATAAAGAAAGGATATCATTATGTCCAGAAGCTACGAGGAAGATCGTATCAAACTGCAAAAGCTGATCAAGAGGATCATCATTGCTGTTGTTTCTCTGATTGCTGCTTTGGTTCTGGTCACCCAGACCATTGGTATTGTGCCTGTCAACCATACGGGCGTATGGAAACGAGCTGGGGTTGTGCAGGATGCGGCAGTCAAAGAAGGTTGGCATTTGAAGATTCCTTTTGTGGATTCTATCGAAACCATTTCCAACTTGGTGCAGACCACTACTGTTTCCTTTGCTCAGACAAAAGAAACGGCAGAAACCAAGGATCAGCAACTGATTATGGATTACGCTTTTGAAATTCAGCATCAGTTAGTGCCCGAGCAAAGCTTTGTCGTCTATAAGAATTATGGCAAAAACTATGAGCAAATGCTCATCACCTCTAATGTTCTTCCTGTGATCAAGCAAGCCTTCGCCAATTATGAAAGCGAGGAAATCACCACGCACAAAGAAGATATTGCGCTGTATATTCAAGGCAAATTGCAGTCATTCACTAAGGAATTCGGTATCAAAATCCTTCGTGTCAATTTCCAAAGCTATGATTTCACGAAGGAGTACGACGCGATTCTGGAAGAACGCGCCACCCTGAAAGCAAGAGTCACCAATGAAGAACTGCGCCAGAATCAGGAGCGGGTAGCGGCACAGACCGCCTATGATGTGGCGGTAAAACGCGCCGAGCAAGAAGCCGAAACAGCGAGGATTGCGGCAGACAACGCCAAAGAAGTAGCGCTCGTAAAGGCCGAACAGGATAAGCAGACTGCATTGATCCAGGCGAACGCAAAAGCGGAGGCGGCGAAGATCGAGGCTGACAACAAAGCATATGTAACTGTTACTTTGGCGGACGCGGATCGTGACGCCCGGCTTGCGGCAGCGGAAGCAACCAAAGCAGAATTGGAAGCGCAGGCCGCAGGGCTGACCGACCTTGTGATTCAGCGTGAATGGATCAACCGCTGGAATGGTAAGCTGATTCCCAGTTTTGGAACAGGCAGCGGATTGAGTTTTACTAATATGACCGATATCATGAAATACTTTTTTGAGGAGACGGTAAAGGATGCAGAATAAATTCGCCCATATCGGAATGGGCACAGTGGTTCAGGTCAGCCGCATTGTATTTATTACTTCCCTTGGCACCACCACAGCTAACCGCTATGTGGAGAACGCGAAGGCAGCCGGGAAGCTACACAATGCCACATTGGGGCATAAATACAGAAGCCTGATTGTTATGGACGATGGCACTGTACTGATTTCCTGCATTAAACCCATGACGCTGATGAAAAGAATGAACGGTATCATGGGGCTTGAAAACGAAACCGAAGAAGACGAGGGCGAGGAAAGCGAGGAACCTGAAGCATGAGGATCATCAACCAATCCGCTGTCGCCCTGGACCCGCTCTGCATGGATGAAGGCATTCGCGCACTGAAGCTGTGTGAGCGGGCGGGGCGTACCTGCTATAATTCCATTGACAAAATTACTGATGACAGCTACGAACGTTTCCTGCGCAGTATCATCAAGCGCGGCCATACCTCCGTGCTGGAGCATGGCAAGGTTACGCTGGAAGTGGTAACGGGGCGTGACGTGCTGGCTGAGATCACGCGGCATCGTCTCTGCTCTTTCAGTGTACAGAGCCAGCGCTATGTGCAGGCGGATAAGGAAGGCGGTATCGCGTTCATCAAGCCGCACTTCTATGTTCCCAAAGATGGCAGTCTGTTGGACGCTAAAGCCTACGTTGCCTCCCGTGCCTGGGAAACGGATATGCAATACACCGAAGCGGCCTATGCCCGCAACATCAACGAATACGGTCTGCCTCCAGAGGATGCCAGGAAGGTACTGCCTAATTCAGCGGCCACCCAGTTTGTGATCACAACGAATTTCCGTGAGCTTCTGCACATCATTGAGCTTCGCACTTCCGTCCGTGCGTATCCTGAAATGCGCCAAATGATGGATTGCGTGATTGACGCCTTAGAGCGTGTTATCCCGCCTATCTGGACCTGGGGAAAGGATGAAACCGTATGATCAAGCTGTATTCCCTGAAAGGCTGCCCCATGTGCAGTCACGCCAAAGAAGTGCTGTCGAAAAAGAATATTCCGTTCGAGCAAATAATGGACGCGGATATCATGTCCGCGAAAGGGATCACCCATGTGCCCGTCCTTGAAACAGAAAATGGGAACCTCCTCACTGGGAAAGCTCTTGTCCAATATTTGAATACATTATAAAGGAGCTTTAGCTTTATGTCGATGTAGATTGACAAATATGAACCTTTCCGAAAAGACTTGAACTTTATCAAGCGATATGCCAAATCAGTCAATGCCGCGTCCGCCTCTGAGGTGGACGCTAATTCCAACGTATCCAATAAGAACATCGCAACCATGGCCCCGGAGATTCACAAGAAGGATAATATTTATTGCAATCGACTGGCTATGCACGATAAAATCACAGAGCTGTACGGACGGGAGTTGGCTGACGAATATATTCGCCAGCTGGAAGCGCACGAGATTTACCGCCACGATGAATCTGGTATGCCGGTGGGGACTCCTTACTGTGCCAGCATTACCCTGTATCCCTTCCTGTTTGACGGGATGAAAAAGATTGGCGGTACAACGTCGGCCCCCAAGCATCTGAAGTCGTTTATCGGCGGCTTTATCAATCTGGTGTTCGCCGTATCCGCTCAGTTATGCGGGGCCGTTGCCACCCCGGAGTTCCTGGCTTACATGGATTACTTTGTAAGAAAAGAATATGGCGATGATTACTATCTGAAATCTGAAACGGTGGTGGATGTTCAGGGCAATACCATCAAGGATATCATCGAAGGGTACTTCAATCAGGTTGTGTATTCTTTGAATCAGCCAGCGGCAGCAAGAGGAAGCCAATCAGTATTTTGGAACCTGGCCTATTTTGACCATCCTTATTTTGAACAACTCTTTGAGGGATTTGTATTCCCGGATGGAACGGGTATGCAGTGGGAAAGCGTAAGCTGGCTGCAGAAGGTATTTATGAAGTGGTTCAATGCCGAACGGCTGAAGAACGTTTTGACATTCCCTGTTGAAACCATGTCACTTCTCAACGACGGAGAAGATTTTGTGGACAAGGAATGGGCAGACTTCGCTGCAGAAATGTACGCTGAGGGACACAGCTTCTTTACTTATACCTCGGACAGCGTAGACAGCTTGGCGTCCTGCTGCCGCCTCCGCAATGGCATTCAGGACAATCAGTTCTCTTATACTCTGGGTGCTGGCGGTGTAAGCACAGGAAGCAAATGTGTGATGACCATCAACATCAACCGTTTGGTCCAGAATACAACTAAGAAATATGGATGGGATCTCTTCGGCGTCAATCTTTCTGAACTGTCTGACGAAGTAACTGAGCAAGTTGAAAAGATTCATAAGTATCTCACAGCCTTCAATGCCATTATCAAAGACATGGAAGCCGCCCATATGATTCCAATTTATGACGCTGGATTTATCTCGCCGGAAAAACAATATCTGACAGTGGGTATAAATGGATTGGTTGAAGGCGCTGAGTATCTTGCTATCAGCATCTCCAACAATGAAACATATCAGGCTTATGTGAACGCCATTATGCGTCCCATCTATGATCTGAATAAGCGTGATAAAACACAGGCAATTATGTTCAATTGTGAAATGGTCCCGGCAGAAAATCTTGGTGTTAAGTTTTGTGGTTGGGATAAGAAGGATGGCTACGCTGTTCCCCGCGACTGCTACAACAGCTACTTCTATGTCGTGGAGGATGAGGGAACCAATATCCTTGATAAGTTCCAGCTCCATGGCAAACGGTTTACCCAGTATCTCGACGGAGGTTCCGCTCTGCACATGAATTTGGAAGAGCACCTGACGAAGGATCAGTATGCCCGCCTGCTCCGTTATGCGGTCAAGACCGGATGCAATTATTTCACCTTCAACATTCCCAACACCGTTTGCAATGATTGCGGGCACATCAGCAAACACAAGCTGGCGAAGTGTCCCAAGTGCGGCGGCGAGAATTTGGATTATGCCACAAGGATCATCGGTTATCTCACCTTGATCTCCAAGTGGTCGGAAGAGCGAAAGAAAGAATCCGCACGGAGATACTATGATAACCGAGGTCTGAACAAACATGAAGTATAAAACAATCAAAAATCCCGATAAAGAATTTCTGAAGCAATTCAAAAAAGAACTGAAGGATAACTCCGGCTACTGCCCTTGCCGCCCCATCAAAACGCCGGACACAAAATGTCCATGCAAACCTTTCCGGGATACAGGAGAATGCATTTGCGGCCTGTATATCCAGGTTCCCACTTATGATGATGAGGAATAAGCGATGTATTACTGCGATTCCTGCGGTGCTGAATTTGAAACGCCGCATTTGTAGAAAGAAAACTATGGCATGGCGGGACCTTATTATGATGAGGTTCCCGTCTGCCCTCGCTGCAGAGAGCCGATGATCATTCAAATGGTTCAATGTTCCTGCTGTAACGAATGGACACCGCTGCGTTATATCAGAACAGATGACGGGCGCGTCTACTGCGAAAATTGTTTTCACTGGGAGGATCCTTCATGGTAAAGTATTGCGGCCATTATATCACCGTGCAAGAAGTGCCAAACGAGATTAGTCTTGTCCTAAGCATTACCAACTGTCCCCATCGTTGCGAAGGCTGCCATTCCCCTTGGCTGCAAAAAGACTTTGGCGACGAGCTGACACCGGATGTATTGAGCGATCTCATAAAGAAATATCAGGATGGGATTACCTGTGTGTGTTTCATGGGAGAGGGTGAGGATCAGGAGGCATTGGATCTCCTGATTGGTTTTGCCCATGAATTCGGTTTAAAAACATGTCTATATTCCGGCCAGGACATTGGGCATGATTTGGGAAACTTCCGTGCCCGTCCCCTGGTTGACTACATCAAAACCGGAAGCTACAAAAAAGAACTGGGCGGTTTGGATCACCCCACCACCAACCAAAGGATGTGGAAGCTGAGTGGGTTTACCGATGATGGCGTTGCGGTGTACGAAGATATTACTTCATGGTTCTGGAGGAAGAAAGAATGAAACAGCATGAGTATATGGTGCGGTGTGATAAGGATGTTTTTGAGGACACTCGTTCGCACTATTTGTTAGAAGTATCGACCAATAACTTTGAGTGCTATCGTGAAATAAAGAATGCCGTTTTTCAAATTATCACAAGATACGAAGCTCAAGAGAATCGAGAGAACAAAGAGGAGAAAGAGTAAACATGGAAAAAATTGCTACATTTGAAAAGGTATCCTTTGAACAATATCTGGAAGACCGGCGGAAATGCGACGGGGAAGATATTGAAGCCAGCGCTATCCATAAAGAATGGGAAGATATTCGTTTGCCCGAACGGGCGACGGTCGGTTCTGCCGGTTACGATTTCTTTTTGCCGATGGCCTGCTGCTTTGATAAGAAGCCTTTGCTTTTCCCAACAGGTGTTCGGTGCAAGATGGAGCCCGGATGGGTGCTGATGCTGTTTCCCAAGTCCGGGCTTGGATTCAAGAACCGCATGGCTCTGGCAAATACGGTCGGGATTGTTGATGCCGATTATTATTCCAGTACAAATGAAGGCCACATCATGGCAAAGTTCAACTCCAAAAAGCCTTTCCACCTGGAAGCCGGAGATAAATATATGCAGGGCATTTTTGTTCCGTTCGGTGTAACAACGGATGACGTAGCCGTGGGTGTCCGTGATGGAGGCTTTGGCTCAACTGGAGCATAATGTATGAAAAAGAAAAGAGATCCATGGGATGATCCTGAGTTTGAGGAATTTTATCAGAGCGTAGAAGAAAACAACGCATGGTATATTCCACTTTTTATGATCGTATTTATTCTCCTTCTGTCGCTTGGCATTACGGAATTGATTGTCTGGTTTCTTTGCACAATCACAAGTGTTCCTTTCTCATTACTCTTAGGGTTTGCCGGTTGGCTGTTGTTTCTGGTTGTCCGATACAACATCGTTATTCGCATGAAAAACGAAGAATAATTTTGGCCAACTGTAAAAAACGCTGATATTTGTTTCCATTACAGTCGGAGGGAAACCTCCGGCTTATTTGATTTGAATAGAGGTGTTGTAAATGATTAGTCATCGATGTTATTGTGACCGATGCGGCAGTCTTGCTCCGCTCTCAATTTTTCATGTTGATGGTAATACAACGGCACAGTATACTCTCCTCCTTGAAGATACTGGTGACGAAAACTGGGCCTTAAATCGGATAAAATGTCATCTTTGCGAAAACTGTTATGCACAGATTCGTCGATTTATTAAAGGAGACAGCGAATAATATGCCTCATGTTTTTGTTACCGGGGATAAACATGGTGATTACAAGGATGTAGAACGCTGGTGCCTCAAATGGAATACTTCAAAGGATGATCTATTGGTCGTTCTTGGCGATAACGGTGTGAACTACTGGGGCCCACATCGGGATAAGAAGCTCAAGAACTATCTCTCCGCTCTGCCAATCACCTTCTTTATGATCAAAGGCAATCATGACCAGCGTCCGTCCACAAAACTGTATCACATTTCCGACGAAGTTCACCCGCTTGTAAAAGGGCCCTGCTATGTGGAACCGGATTATCCGTCGCTCCTGTTCTCCGCTATGTATGGCGGCTATGAATTCCTGTGCAGCGATCTATGGAAGAAAGCTTTTGTTCTTGGCGGCGCATACAGCGCGGATAAGTGGTATCGCCTGGAAATGCAAGCGCTGGGTCACAGCGGGTATCGCTGGTTTGCGGACGAACAGATGAACAATTGGGAAATGAAGGAAGCCTCCTCCATGATCCATGCTTTCGAGCCGGACTTTGTTTTGTCCCACACCTGCCCGTTCCGCTACATACCGAGAGATATGTTTTTGCCTATGGTAGATCAGTCCACCGTAGACGATACCATGGAGCATTGGATGGACATCGTTGAAGATGAGGTGCCTTATCAGAAATGGTACTGCGGCCACTGGCACACAGACAGAACGGTGGATCAAATGCGGTATATGTATCATGATATTATTTTGTTAGGAGAATAAATCTATGCTGCGTAATCTCATTGACAAGATGCACGAAAAAAAATTCCGTGAATGGAAGTTTGAGTATTTTCTTGTTTTTGTTGTAATTAACGTGATGGCTTGGGGTGGATGTATTGCTACCATGGCTACGCTTATACTTTTCTTTGCTCAAAAGTGTACCTTTCAGTATGTCGTTTATGCTGTTGGTTCCGCCATTCTTGGCATATCAGCTTTTGCTTATATTACCTCAGGGAAAGATGAATGGTGATTCAGCTATGTTGTCCACGGAAGAACAAAAGAGAATCTGTGCTCAATACAGTAAGAAAGTAAACGGAAAGGTTCGATGTCCAGACTGCCCGCTCGTTATATCAATCAACGATTTGATGTGCCACGCCAATTCGCATTATGACCCAGCCTTATGTGACTTTGTTGCGGATGAATATGCGGAACCAGAGGATGGATAACAATGGCTACGCTATATTGTAATGATGAAAAAAGACGGCAATGGAACTTTGGCCCAAGCTTTCACTGTGACGGAGACTCTGCAAAGTGCAGATACCTTGTGAAGTTTGGCAAGCAAGAGTATTGCGGCTACTGTCCTCCCCGCTGCACGCTGCATCAAGTGATACGCAGTCAGGCTGGATGTCTGTTTTGTTTGTTCGCCACAAAAGATTTAAGCTGCGCAAAGTGCTTGCCATGTCTTAGTGCGGAAACAAGAATCAACTTCGCAGATCAAAGAGAACTGGAGAAACGAATAGAGATAAAACACAGGAAGGGATAACTTATTATGTTGGTTAGTATGAGCGAATTACGGGAAAAGGTGATACGCGGCTTGGAATGCGTTATATGCCCGAATAAGTTCTGCGGAGATTGTTCGTACTTTATCCGCAACGAAAACGATCCCGATACTGGATGGTGCAATCGTGACGCTATTTATAAAGACGCCATCACCCTGCTGAAAGTGCAGGAGCTGCCAGACGTAAAGCCAGAAAAGCTGGAAGAAAGAACGACCAAGTGGCTCGACCAAATGACAGCCGAAGAACGTCTCGAGGAAATCGCAGCTATACTTGATGACTGGGACGGGTACAGGACGGCGAAGGGGCTTGGCGGGCTTATCAATGAAGTATGGGCGTATGCGCTATATCCTGTGAAAGCGCAGGAACCCAGGGTGATGACGTGGGAAGAATTATCCGCATTACCATTTGATACTCCTGTTTTCATTGAAGAAAACAATGGCGAATGCGGATGGAATGTTTTTTGCGGTATTGAGGAAGAAAATGATGTTTGCTTCTGTGGATTTAAAGCGTCGGCAGACTATTACGATTTAGAAGAATACGGCGAATCATGGCGCTGCTGGACTTCCCGGCCCACGGACGAACAGAGGGAGAACACACCATGGATATAATTAAAATATTATTGGTTCTAATGTTGATTTATTGGTTTGGTTTTATCGTTTATACAATAATTAAGTATGGATGAACAGAGGGAGAAGGTGAAGTGGAATGGCTGAATACCACGTCGGATGCGGTGCATTTGGCATTTACGCTGGAACACTGAACAGCAAAAATAAGTCACTTTGGCAAAACAAATCAGATGTAACAAACGAGGCTATTTCGGCTGTCGCACAATACCTACTTCAAGAGGATAAAAGTTTGCTGTTTAACTATCATGGTTGCCGTTACAGGTTAAGCGTAACGCCTGAACCGCCGAAGGAGGAAACATGAAGTGCAAGCACTGTAAATTCTGGAAGTTGGAAGATGAACTGCCGTACATATCCGAATTTATGGAATGTACACGGGTTGACAAAAACGACCCTGATTGGTGGAAGAAATATCACTTTAGAGGGCCGGAAGATTCGTGTGAATATGGGGTGTTGAAAATAACCGATAGAGAAGAGGTTTAGTATATGTCGCCTGAATTGTTGTTTGGTTTAAAGATTGCTGGTGTTGTTCTTCTTGTCATTTTTTGGATCACAATGGAGGTGTTTAAGAAATGAAAAAAGGTATTGCGTTAGTGATTCTTCTTGTGATGCTGGTGCTCTGTCTGTGCGGCTGCGAAGTAAAAAGCGGCAACCGTATTATCGAAGGAAAGGACGTGCAAACATTTACTTATGCCTATGTCCGCTTGGGCGACAGGGACATTGCTGAAGGATACGTCACCCAATGGCGGGACTACAACAACAGCGATGAGGTTCAAGTGTTGGTAAACGGTAAATATTATCTGACCCATTATAGCTGTGTTGTCCTTGTGGCAGATCCTGCTCAAGGCGCATTGCAGTATTCCAACCCAACCACATTTGGAGGGGAGAATTAAATGCTGGGACATATAAGAATGATAACACCGGATAAAATAGAATTTCCGAATCTCCCCACATATGATATTCCTTTGCGAGATCATGCGGTTCCCATGGTGCGTGTCATAGATTTAAAGAGATTCGCGTCAGCAGCGTTAGATAACTTATGTGAGTATCTGTCACAAAATGCCACCTTGGTGTGTCATGTATGTGCGAAATACAGAGACACTTGTGACAATGGATGCGGGTTGACTTCCGATGAATGGAAGACATTGATATTAGAATGGGCGGAGAAACAGAATGAGACCAATTGACGCTGATAAATTGTCCGAACAATATGAGACGTCGATGTGTGAACTTTTGAAAAGCACAAATTGTGAGAACATCAGCATAGAAGCTTTAAGTCTACTTTGCGGGGCGAAGCTCATTGCGGATGCGCCCACCGTTTGCGCTGTGCCCGTGAAGCATGGGCGGTGGCTGAACATGAGAAACGGAAACGCCGATTGTTCCGTTTGCGGACGGCATGTAATAGGCGTTTACGATGACGATAACGCCGATAGATTTTGCCGATGCTGCGGCGCAAAAATGGATTTGGAGGCACAAGGTAATGGATGATCTGATAAGCCGGGAAAGGGCAATTGAAGCCGTAAAAATTCCTGATGATGGATGCAACAATCCATCAGAACGGCATGGAATCATTTTTGCGCGAGTTGAAGCCAGAAGAGCAATCCAATCTATTCCATCCGTCCCCGCCGTGCCGCTGGATAAGCTGTGCGAATGGCTGGCGAAGAATGCTTCATGGTATGCAGCTGAAATTGATGGTGATTCAGAAGAATGGAAATCAATATTAACAGAGTGGATGGAGGAACAAGATAATGGCAATTATAATGGACGGTAAAGCTCTTGCCGAAAAAATAAAAAACGCATGTAAATACACAAACGAAAAAGTTCGTCGTCCTGTTCTGACAGTGTGTCAGGTTGGAAATGATCCAGCCAGCGATATCTATGTGCGGAACAAAGAAAAGGCGTGTCGGGAAGCGGGCATCATTTTTTTACATGAGAGAGTCCCGGAATACGTGGAACAGCCGATGCTTGAAGCGCAGCTCCGCAGAGGTTCAAAAGAAGCCTGCATGCTGCAATTGCCCATCCCGAAGCATTTGGACGCTAACAAAGCCATTGACGCTATTGAGCCATTTTCAGATGTGGATGGCCTACACCCCAGAAACATGGGCCTCCTGATGCAGGGAAGACCATTCATGATTCCTTGTACAGCCAAAGGAATCCTGCGTCTGCTCAAAGAGTATCAAGTTCCTCTTGACGGAAAGCACGCCGTTATCGTTGGCAGAAGCAATATCGTTGGAAAGCCTACGGCTATGCTTCTTCTGAATGAAAATTGCACAGTCACGATCTGCCATTCCCACACAGAGAACCTGGCAAGCATAACCAAGCAAGCCGATATTCTTGTTGTCGCCGTCGGCAAAGCCAAACTCATTACAGCAGACATGGTAAAGCCCGGAGCAGCCGTCATCGACGTAGGGATCAACCGAGTGGACGGGAGAGTCGTTGGGGATGTGGACTTTGAAAACGTAGAGAAGGTCGCCGGATGGATCACGCCTGTCCCTGGCGGTGTGGGACCGATGACTGTTGCCATGCTGTTGGAGAATACAGTTCAGGCCGCAGAACAGGATCATTGGCCCTGGTAAAGGAGAGAAAATTTTGAATTCGTTAGTGGTTGTTGTTATTACTCTGTTTTCTTATTGGGGATTGGGCTGGATCATCTATTTTCTCACGGATCAGAATGAACAGTTCATGCTTTATTGGGGAGCAGGGCTTTGGTATTGGATATTTTATATCATCTTTTGGCCTGTACGGCAAGTGCGTACAGGGCGATGGAAATTGAAATGGAGGAAAAGAAAATGACAAAGACTGAACGGCACATGGAAATCTGTGAGGAATAGAACCATCTTTATGATCAAAAGAATCACGATTACGGCGACAGCTTCCACACCACTTATCTGGAAGAAGGCATGGCGATGCCAAGAATCCGCTTGGGGGATAAGCTGAACCGTTTTAAAACACTGACCAAAGGAATGGAAATCGCTTTGGTGAATGATGAATCTGTTCGTGACACACTTGTTGATCTGGCGAACTATGCCATTATGACGATCATGGAGATCGACGAGGAAAGAGGAAGAAATGTGTGAGTTTGAAGAAAAAACAAATGTATGGTTCCGTGGGAAACGATGCGATAATGGCGAATGGGTCGTTGGCCGTCTCCTCGCTGACGATGTAATCGTCCCGCTAAATCAACCGTTTGAAATAATCAACGGAAAAATCAACGGACATTTAATCGCTTATGAAGTTCGTCCTACTACCGTGGGACAGTTTACGGGATTGCGCGATAAGCATGACGTTCCCATTTATGAGGGGGACATTGTGATGAAGCGCACATATCACGGGAAGAAACCAATGAAAGTTGTGTTCAGCTCCGGCTGTTTCCATTGCGGCTGGGGCGGCGGCAGTTCAACCGCAACGCATCCTTACACGCTGGAAGATAAGCAAATCGAAGTAATTGGAAACGCTTACGATCATCCCGAATTATTGGAGGAATAATATGGAAATTCTTTATGAACATGTTGCTGGTTCCGCGCCATGTATGCCGCTTGCAATTGTGGCGTGGAGTATCGCTGGGCTGATTTCTCTCTGGACTATCTATGAAGCAATTAAAGATGAAGATTCTTCATACTTGCTTATTCTTTTCCTCACGGGCATTATAGCGCTTCTTGGGTTCAAATCTACAGCTGATACCCGCTACAACGAAGTAGTCGCTACAATCAATGAAAACGTTTCCTGGACTGAAGTGAACGATAGGTATGAACTGCTAAAACAAGAGGGTCAGCTTTATACCTTCAAAGTCAAAGAGGCACCCGATGAAGCAGAAGAATGATCTTGATTTAATCTGCGCCGATTAGTCGATGCGCTGTCCCGGCTTCGCGTAGATTCATTACAGCGCCAAAGAGCGTAAAGCGGCAGTAGTTCGCATGAGCTACGTGGATAACCACTATTCCAAAAAGCCACACGGCCAAATGCTTTCCGAGATCGCCCATGAATTCCGCACCTATCTCAAGGAAAAGCCAGACGCTATCCTCGTTCGGGAGCGTGGCTTCTTTCGGTTCGCAGCGGAAACAGAAGTGTAGTGCCGGGTCATTGGGGTGTCCGACCTGTATGCTTGGGCAACGGGGGAAAAGGTGTTTCAGGAAATCTCCCCAAAGGAAATCAAAAAATAGGTTGCAGGTTCCGGCAAAGCCGACAAACAAGCGGTAGCGGATGCTTTGGAAAAATATGTGGGCAAATTGGAATATGAGCGTGACGACTGCAGTGATGCTGTGGCTGTAGGAATCGCCTGGCTGATTCAAAATAAATAGATCGATACCAAAGATTAAATTGTCAAGAAACATGTGCAGCAAAACAAACAAAGAGGCTTGCGCCTCTCCGCTCACGGTGTGCACGTATTCCAGGTATGCGATGAGGAGAGCGACCTACCCCGTCGCCGGATTCACCAGGGATACGAACGCCACGATTACATCAAACATAGATTCGAGTGTTGGATCGCTCAGGCATATGCTCAAGGAAAATAGGACGCCCAACAATCCGAATTGAAGTCCCGCCATTCCAAGAACCGCCTAAGCAAGAGCCACCGCCGTCTTCCAGATTTGGATATTTTTGTTCTTAATCACACCAACCACTCCTTATGAGGTGAACACAAAAATTGAAGGAGTAATCGGCATGGAGAACAGTATAACTATATCACGAGTAGGCATGTTTCGCAAATAGTTTTTTAAGGGCGGGTGAAAATCCGCCCCGTTTTTGTTTCCATTATGGGTGTAGGAGGGCAACGAATGAATTCAGTACATGAGCTCATTGAGCAATTAAGGAAGTCTGATTATGTGCGCGAAAAGAGATTTGGAGACATATCGTCTTTCAACTTCACGCGCTCCGCTTTCTATGAGGGACATTGGAACGCAGTAACGACGAAAGCACGAGGTCTGTTCATCAACACCCGCACAGAAAAAATCGTAGCCAGAGGATACGATAAGTTTTTCAATGTTGACGAAAATTCCCAAACCACCATGGACGCAATCCGGCAAAAGATTCTCTTTCCAATAAAAGTGTACAAGAAAGAAAACGGCTTCCTGGGACTCATCTCCTGGGACCATGAGAAAGATGATTTCTTTTTTGCCACCAAGTCTATGATGGAGGGACCCTACGTTGACACCTTGAAGCATCTCTTCTTCACCACGGGTATCAACACAGAAGAAGTAAAAGCGTTTCTGCGCGAAGACAATTCTACTATGATTGTTGAGGTCATCGATCCTGTGTTTGACCCGCACATCATCGAATACGAAACAGCGCATCTGGTTCTTCTGGATATAGTAGCCAATGCTCTGAGCACTGCCTATATGCCCTACTGGCGTCTTACTATACAAGCTTCCAATTTTCATATGGAAATAAAGAAGCTTCAAAGCACCCTCATGAAATTTCCATCTTTGGAAATTATTAAGCTGCTTTGCGATAAGCCCTATTTCGTTGACGAGAGCGGCAAGCCTTTTGAAGGCTATGTGTTCCGGGACGCCCGCAACTTTATGTTCAAAATGAAAACCGCCTACTATCTCAAGTGGAAACGGTATCGGAGATATGCCGATATGCTTCTTAACGGCAAACAGCCTCAGGTTAAAGGGGATCTATTTCTTGCCTGGGTTGAAAAGAACAAGGACAAGCTGGGCTGTAAAAGCATTATTGAAATGAGGAATCTGTATGAGGCTGACAGCACGGAATTGTAACGGCATGGTGTATATCCCCGGATATGCTCCCAAATGTGATGACCCCGCTACGTGCGAAATGATCGTAAAGGCAGTCACCTGGCTGGCGGCGTTGGAGGATCTGCTGGAATATCCCGGCATTTTTGACTCTATGCCGCAGGAAGCAATTGATAATCTTAAAAAGGAAGGAATACTCGAATGAAAGATAACCTCACTGAAATTGTTTTTATTCTGGATCAAAGCGGTTCTATGGAAAGCCTGCGTGACGACACCATTGGCGGCTACAACAGCTACATAGAAGATCAAAAAAAGGAAGAGGGAGAAGCGTATCTCACCACCGTCCTATTTGATCATCGGTACGAATTGCTTCACGACCATGTGAACATTCAGAATGTTGCTCCGATCACGACAAAGGAATATCGTCCTGGTGGAACCACCGCTCTGATGGATGCCGTTGGCCGCACGATCAACAGCGTCGGACAGCGGTTGGCTGACACGCCGGAAGAGGAACGTCCCGCCCATGTCATCTTCGTGATCACCACGGATGGCTATGAGAACGACAGCCAGGAGTTTACGCGGGAACAGGTCAAACGGATGATCGAACATCAGCAGGACAAGTATTCATGGCAATTCATTTTTATCGGCGCAGGGATTGACGCTTACGCCGAGGCCGAATCCATCGGGCTGGGCGGCTATCACACCATGTCTGTTTCCAAGAGCAGTGCCGGTGCGCAGTCCATGTTTAATTCCGTCACCTTCGCATCCAAAGCTATTCGATCCGCCAACACCTCCTATGCTACGCTGGATAGCCTGGGTGATAGCTGGAAGACAGGAGATTTGGGAAATGACCTGCAGCAGTGATTGTCAAAGGTGTGTTTACGGCGTACCGCAGCTAAAAGTAAAGTGCGGGAATAAGAATGCCACATGCAATGGCGAATGCACCAAATGTATATATAGACAGGAAATAGCCGTAAGATACATTTGCACATCTCATTAAGTAAGAGGAGTGTATATAATGAAGGAAGTCACTCAATATCAGTGTGAACATTGCGGCACCTTTTATAAAGAAGCCGCTAAAGCCAGAGAGTGTGAAGAGTTTCACATCCTGTCTGACACCGATTCTCCCATAGTATATAAATACAGGGCAAAGAACGAAGGTCATGAATCCAAATATCCTTACGCTGTAGTCATTACTATGGCTAACGGCGAAAAGCTTACATTCAAGAGGTGAGCCGCACCGATGAACGATTTGATGATCAACCTGTTTATCCCCCGTACTTAGGATGGTTCCGCAGCCGCGATTGCCGCCCACATCTTTGCCAAAGAAAACAGCGGCGCTGTATCGATTGTGCGGTACGAAGACGAAGATGAGCTAAACAAAACCGTGGGAGAATTGATGCGTCATATTACCGTTGCCGATGGATATGACGCGCCGCAGCCAAGCCGCCGTCTTGTATGGATCGTAGGCGAAGGCGTCAATGAAGATATCCACGATGAACTGATATGGTTCGCCACCAACAAACCTGGGAGATCATATGCTCAAGCCTTTGACGGAAGTTTTCTCTATATAACGGAAGTGTGGAAACCAGACCATCTTTTCAGCCTGCACCGATTCTTTTATCATCTGCGCTTATAGGATGACATAGGGAAAAACATTGAAGACCTCTACAATATGCTGGACGCTGACGAGTTTGAACACCTGATGGCTTATCTTCTGCAGGAACATCCGATGGCAGAAGACGTGACCAAAGAAGATTATGTGCTTAACCTGTTCGTTGAGCACGAGAAGAAACGGAGAGAATCTTACATTTAAACCACCGTGAGGAAACGCTGCGCCGCGCAGTCGATTGGAAGCAGGGTCTACGTGGGCAAAGTAAGTGTGTTCATCCCCCTCGTCGTGGAGGAAAATTGTGTTGCCTCGTGACGGCTTTATGGTGTGTCCGTCCTTATTCGAAGATAAGTTTGAACAGGATGCTGATCTACTGCTTCACAGCTTCGATCAGCAGAGCCCATCCAAGATCAGACAGAAACTTGCGAATCTTATCTTTCACTTGAATCACCTCCGCCCCAGGGCTTGCGTTTCAATTGCAGCCAATATGTAAACAATCGAATTCACCCCTGGCTGGTTTCCTCACGGCTTATCTGTATTTTATCATATATCACCAATATTTTCAACCACCGCAGAGAAGCAAGCAGATTCTCGTTCAGCCAGAAGATCTCTGCACTTTATCCTCAAGACACGTAAATGCCAGGTTATTGCTGCGAAGTGTCTTTTGTCTTGGGCTTATCCGAAGATTAGCTTACCAACAAACTATACGATCAAGCCGGTTATTACGCCGATCACAATCGCACGGGTGTCTCTTTGAAGTTTTTTCTTGGTTTTTTTCTTCATAGATACCACCTCCGCTTCAACATTATCAATCTATTTATAAATGGCTGATCGGGCTTCTCTGCGGCTTATCCATATAATATCATACTTTATCCAATGTTTCAATTACCGCCGGGTGTGTGTCTGTGCCGAACAGCCGACTGGCTTGTACTGCCCGACATGAGTTGTGCTTTGTGTTTCGTGGATTTGTGCTGTGTTAAGTGAAGTGTGTTATCACTTTAGGATAGCAACAATCTACCTGGCAACCGATACCAGGAGTGTGGCTACTTTGATGATCCGGTCAAAGACTTTCTCGCTCATTTTGCCCGCCTCCTCTTACGCAAAACACTGCCGCTGCGTTCACAGCGGGTTCTATGTCAACAGCCGTCCACCCGGCGGCTTACAAATATTATAGAAAATAAAAAGGAATATTGCAAGATGAAAGAAACTTTTGTTTGCGCCGATCTTCACTTCTGCCACGAAAATATCATCAAGTATGAGAACCGCCCCTGGCTCAACGCAGACGCCATGAACTGGGGCTTGATCCATAGCTGGAACCAGGTTGTTTCCAAGGATGATAAGGTATTCGTTCTGGGCGATGTTGGCTTCTGCGGCAAAGAAAAGATGAGCGAGCTGGTTCATAAGCTGAACGGCTACAAGATTCTCATAATGGGCAATCATGATAGAGGACGGCCCACCCACTGGTGGAGAGAGGTCGGCTTCGAGGATGTTTCCAAGTATCCCGTGATCTATCACGAGCATATTGTTCTCATGCATGAGCCGCCCACGTATTTCAATGACGCCACGCCGTACTTCTATGTGTACGGCCATGTTCATGGATGCCCTGATTATCAGGATCACACCGAGCATTCCGCCTGCGTCAGTATTGAGCGGCTGAATTATGCGCCCGCCAAACTGGATGACGTGATCAGTGGTTCGGCTTATACACATCAAAAATAAAACCGCCACGGAGCGACAAGCAGATGTTCGTTCGGCTGGAAAATCTCTGCAAGCTTATACCCAGTGTTCGTGAGATTGTGAATTGTGGAACGTGTAGTAAGGAATTACTTCCTCATAAAACGGTCATACAACCAAGCAGCTATCTATCCGCCAAGGATACCCACCGCGAGGTCGTAGCCCAGCTTCAGAATTGCGTTTACAATAATCAGCATGAGTAGCGACCTCCCTTCCTTTCACTTCCGGTTGCCCGGTTTCTATATCAACAGTCGAGCGGCCTCCCCGTGGCTTATCCATATTATATAATAAACTCCTTGGTTTTTCAACGCCCTGTCTCTGGATAACCTGTTTGTCGTCCAAGACAGGGTACTTCATTTTTTTCTTGATAATTATCTAAGAAAAAATGAAAAAGTTGCCCTTCTGTGTCCCCATTATCAGTGTAAGGAGGAACGAAATGAAAAAGATTGAGAAACAAAGCATCCAGTAGATCGAACAAGAAACGGATATCGTTCTTGATCCTTTGACAAAGCGGGCTACGGTATACTCCTGTATCCCGTCTATGGTGAAGAGGCTGTATGCCATGGCTGAGGAGCATGGGGATGAAGTAAAAGTCGAACTGGACAATTCTTATGGGTTCATGATCTCTGTTCCGCAAAGCTGGATCAAGGTTCGTCCGTCTGTGAAACGTCAATTGACTGATGAGCAAAAGGCGGCGCTGGCAGAAAGAATGAATAAGGTCCGAAAGGAAAAGAGAAAGGAAACAAAATGAACATCACAATTTTAGGAATACTTGACATCCTGATTGGCATAAGCGATTTAGCAATGGCCGTTGTCGATATCATGACAGGCGAATATGTCATGGCGGTCATGTTATTCTTGTTCGGAATTTCTGTGCTTTGCTTCGGCATTTATTTTTTGGTGCACGAAAAATGAAAATCAAAAATGTGCTTGCCCATCTGAAAAAGATCATGACACATCGGCGCTGGGTTCGTTACTACTGCTTCAAAGCTGGGTTATACTGGCAGGGGCTGACGCATGATCTATCCAAATATTCCCCTACTGAGTTCTGGGAGTCGGTCAAGTATTATCAGGGCACATCATCTCCAATCATCGCATGCAAAAAAGATAAAGGCTATTCCATGGCCTGGTTCCATCACCGTGGCAGAAACAAGCACCACTGGGAATACTGGGTAGATGACTTTGATCATGGCATGATCCCAAAGCTGATGCCTGAGCGGTATGCCATCGAAATGTTCTGCGATTTCCTGGCTGCTGGCCGCGCCTACATGGGCGAAGATTATTCCCGTCAAAAGGAGTACGCCTGGTGGACAGAAAAACGAAAGATCTATGTGATGCACCCTGCTGTCAGGGATTTCATCGACAGCTGCTTTGCCGGGTACTTAGCCTTCGGCGAACGCTATGCCTTAGATCGTGCACGGCTTCACAGGATCTATCAAACATGCGTAGCAGGTTATCAAACATGTGCAGAGGAAAACGGGAATGGCAAAAGCAAAACGTAAACCTCGCCCCTCTATGCCGCGCTGGTGGTGGTTGGACTCAGATGGTTGCTGGTGGTGCCATAACCGCCAAAACTGTAATTCCTGTAAAATACTAAAACGGGCAGACTTGCCAAGGAAAAGTGATTTACAGGAACGTGAAAGAAGCAAAGAAGAAAAATGAAAGTTGAACTCGGATCGGGAATTACACCATATACCAAACCGCCTGATACACCAGTACCATTGAAACCGCGAAAGATCCCTTTAATCCAAAAATGCCCATTGTTTTCTATCTGTAACTGCAAGAGTGCTGTATGCGCCGTTCTTCCGCCAGACAATTCATGCTACTGGTACAGGTACTTCAAAACGCGGATCAAAGAAGTAGAAGAAAACAAGCAGGAGTGAGGTTCAGAGGGACGGCCTCTGGTTGTTGTCCTACTTGTTTAACGCTTCATATATTCTACCTTTTCCGTGCTGGCCGTTTGGCTGCGAACCTCACAAACAACCGCAGGGTATCCCATCAGAACCATCATAAGTGCATAACCAATGCTCATTATTACTTTACCTCCATCAATTGTGATTTTCCAAAGAGTCTGACTTTTGTTATCGGCCTTTCGGCCAAGAGGTATTTCGCAACTTATATTGACGCAGCACAGCAAAATGTACATGAAGCAAACAAATAGCTTGCGTCAGCAGTTCATGGGATTCTGCCTGTTTGCAGTATAGCAGATACGGCCAGCTTTGTAAATAGCTACACCGCAGAGTGGATGATGCGGGATAAAAATATCGACCATCCCTCATGGGTGGGGACACTGAAAGACTGTCAGCCACATGAGGTGAGTCCAATAGCCCATGGTTCTAATGGACGATGCGTGAACGGCGAAGCGTTAGCGAAGCCTAAAAAGAACCTGAAACGCTTGGCAAAAACAAAACGAGCCCTTTCGGGCCCGCCCGGAAGCTCGGCTGACATGTTACCGAAGTCGCACGTCAGTCGTACTCTCTATGCTTTTCTGCGTCCCTATGGGCTACTCTTTCGAGAACGGGATCGTAACGGTTTTCCCATCTAAGGACTTCATAACCGTGTGGCTGCCCTTGCCACGTTTCGGGATGGCGGTCCATCCCTACTTAACCAGCATAGAGATGACTTCCTTTGAAGAATAGGTTTTCTTCATCGGCCTCACCTCCAAATGAAGCATACACGATGAAGAATTCAAAGTCAAGTCCCGGGCGGGATTTATATAAAAAGCTCCGCTGTGTGGAGCGGAGCCGTTGGATGATCAGTCTTCTTTTTCTACGATGGTCACGCAGAAATCAATAAAGCCGATGATTCCAGCCGGTGCTACTAACCAGATCGGGAGGATTCCGCAGATACCTGCGAAAGAGATCCAGTTAGAGACATACACCAGCCACCTTAGATATTTCTACTACCTCAATAGACATCACCCGACCTTTCTTTTTAGAGGGCGAGTAATGTCATTATAACAGAATCGTTTGGTTAAAACAAGCTTACCAACGCAAGCCAAAACAAAAAAATAGGGGCCCCTTCATTTTAGAAGAGGCCCCAAATAATTATATCGGAAGAAAGAGAGGAATCAATTTGACGGTTGACACTTGTAATGAATCTTTATATACTAAAGATGAGTTGGAAGAAGTAGCCAAGATGACTGCCAGCGCGGTTGTCCAAGAACTGCTTCATTCCAACGTGAACCTTGACAACTCCATATCTGAGATTATAAATGTGCCAGAAAGGACAAATGATATGGCACGTATCAAACAAAGAGTTGTCCTCCCGAACGGACAGACCGTATGGTGCACAGGAGATACAATTGGAGACGCTATTACAAACCTCATGTCGCATATCGCTATAAACAATAACGCGCCAAAACGAACAACCCCAACCTTACAGGAATACGGAGACAAATGGTATCACCTATACCACATCAAAAAAGTAAAGTGGAATACCGCGCAAAACACTCGTATCTATTTGGACAAACATATCTATCCGATAATTGGAGAAAAGCATCTTGATGAAATCACATTTGACGATATTCAATCTGTTTTCAACTCCATGGATAGCTTGGCACGATCAACTGTTGAGAAGGTACAAATTGTCCTCAATCAAATTATGAAGAATGCAATAGAAGATGGCTACATCGAGAAAAACGTTATGTCATCTTCTCGGTATGTGTTAAGCAAGAAAGTTAAGCAGAGAGAAGCTCTATCTACATCATCCGCACAAGATGTTATCAGACAGCTGGACACCCTGGAACCAAACGATAAAATTCTTATGGCACTCATTATCTTCACAGGACTTCGGCGTGGAGAAATTCTTGCGCTGACTTGGGACGATATTGATTTTGAAAACAAAGTAATCCACGTAAAGCACAGCGTCACATTTAAAAATAACCAACCAATCATCTGCGGGACAAAAAGCAAGTCCGGCGTAAGAGACGTTCCAATAATAAAGGAGCTAAGGGAAATACTGAGCGCGGAAGAAGATAAGCATGGCTACATCATAAAGAATCATAAGTTCCCGGACATGCCGATTACAGAAAAAACATATCAGCGGGCATGGGAGCGAATCAAAAAAACAATTGATCTTCACAATGCTACAGCCCATGTATTCAGACACACTTTTGCCACAATGATGGAGCCACACACAGACATAAAAACTCTGCAGACAATAATGGGGCATGCGGATATTCAAACAACAATGAACCGATATACGCATAAAATTGATAAAAATATACAGGCACTTGCAGAAATCGATTCTTTTGTGTGACATGAGTTGTGACATGAAACTACCCTGAAACCCTTATGCCACAACGGTTTCGAGACTTGTGTTGTGACACGAGATGTGACAAAGTCGGTAAAAATGAATATACACCCCATAATTTCCCTGCTCAAAACCACAATAAAAAATCCGCAAACCCTTATGTGGTAAGGATCTGCGGTTTGGTACGCCCGGTGCGATTCGAACGCATGGCCTTCAGAGTCGGAGTCTACTATCTTTATGTAAAAGTGCATATTTATAATCTCGGTATGGAGATGTTAAGTTTCTATCAAAGTACCAATTTTGCTTGATATTTTGATAAGAACTTGAGCCAAAAAACAAAAAGAGGGAGGTCTTTCGACCTCCCTTATTTATTACATTTTGTCCCCACGAATCTCGGGAACGTTTTCATTTTCTTCTTCTGGTGCCTTCTTCTCGTGCGGTAGCACAATGCAAACCGCCTCAATGATCCCGTCGATAATCATAGCGATCTGCGGTGTAATCTCAATACCAGCATTACCCAATGTCTCCTTCACGAGAGATTTGGCGTAAGGATTCCGTTCTTCTTTTGTTAAGTTTCCAAGCTTCCACGCCTTCTCTGCAATCTCCGCCCCTTCGATAGCCGCCTTCATTACGGTTGAAACGGTCTTGAGCTCCTTCCGCTCAGGCCAGATATTGTATACAGCATCACAAGCAGCCTGCAGTCCGGCGATCACAGGGCGTGACAACACAATTCTCTTCAGGATGTCGATTCCCGTAAACCGTTTGACGAAGTACAAGATCGCTACAATCGCCGCAAAAACAATCTAAGCGATTTGATAAATGTTCAGTTCCATTATCCATTCCCTCCTTCAGTTTCTTCGAATTCATTCTTTACGAATCCCAGCAGCTTCTTGTGTTTATCATAGTTTTCAAAACCAGCTTTGCCAAAGTAGCCAATCAGGACAGAGCCGGTCAGCGTGGCTGTGGTTTGAAAAATTTGCTATGAGGTTTCCCCCACCCACTCAAACAGGATAGGGAGTGTATAGGAAACAACCATGGCAACACAAAATATACCAAGCACAAAGTAGACAATTCCTTTGGATGTTTCTCTTTTCTTTTCATTATTTTTTGCTGTTGCCACAGGCATCACCTCAAATCAAAAAATCGTTTTCTATAGTAGACTTATGGTAAAGATTTACAATGTATTTATATTCTTCCTCGAACACGCCGTTTTTATCGCCCGTTACTTTCAGAAGATTTTCATATTTATCGTTCAGGGAAATGATGTGCTGAAATTCTTCCCGCGTGTGACGAACACCATTTCTGCAGGATGTGGAAAAAGACAGCACCTCATATCGAATCCGGTCCTTCTCGTCAGCTAATTGCTGCTCCTTGATTTCCTTCATCTCAGTAGACATCTTGTCCAGCTTATCTTCAACTGGCTTCACGATAATCCTGCCGATCCATGAAAACTACGCGCTGATCGGATTCCATTTGATTGCCGGTGTAAACTGAATAACGATTCCAAGGAGAAAAGCGCACAGTCCCCAGTGATCCTATATCCACTTCAATACATCGTCCATTGATCACACCCCCAGAGAAGTGCCCAATGCTGCGAACAATTCTCTGGCAGCCTGCGTGGAAAGAATCACAACCACCGTGTCATCTGTGGCCGGAGTGGTTTGTCCTCCATCTACCTTTTGAAGGAACTTGCTCATCATATAGCCATCCTTGTTTTTCGTATGAATTTTTGACCAACCGCTGTCCTATTCACCGAGTACCTGTACGATTGTGCCAATGCGGATGGGCTCCAGGATTGTCGCGTTTGTGTTGGGATTCGCCCGCATGTTCACAGTAGCGCCGCTTTGCGCCACCACCTTTGCCGAATAATTGAGCTCGCTCATTTCACGATCATCTCCCCCATTTTGTTTAATCAAATCCAATGTTCCAGTATAGTGCCACGCACCAAGTTTACTGTCTCGCTGAATACCGCCCACCACGCTGGTGCAGTGTGTAATACACAGCGGAGAAACAGATGTGACAACGCCGACATGGTAATAGTCTCTTTGGTCTGGATGATTTCTGTAAGCATCCGGCTACGACCATTTTGCGTCGCCTGGTTCCCGCGCCTTGAAGACAAGATCACCCAAAGACAATTCAGAGGCGGAGGATACATAATGGAAATTCACCACCCTGTTTCTGGCCGTGTAATTGCTTCCGTGTGTTCCAGTCCATTTAGCGCCGCAAAGACGGACAGCCCCGATGATCTATCCGATACAATCGCATTTGCCGCCGGTTCCGTCACAAGCGTTTTGATATTGATTCACACGGGAAACATTTTTTTGAACTCCGTCTAAAAATTCATTCAGGGTCATCACTATCACCTGATTCCGCGTCTTCGTTTTCTGTCTCTTCCTCTGGAAGGTCTGCCAACGGGATCATTTCGTTTGTTTCCTCATATTCCCGATCCTCATCGGCTGGATCAATTGCGTCCTCATATTTGACGCCGTCCCGCGTAATATATACCCCAATGTCTGAATACGTGCGGTACAGCGTCACACCGTCACTGCGAACCACATAAAGCTCTTTCACGATCATGCTGATTCCTCCTTCTTATTTCTCTCTTCGAAAACCATGGAAAATCTCTTTGCTCCTTCGGAAACAATTCCCTCACTAACTGTTCCATTTTACAAATCGTTCTGAACGCCATAAAATTTCTTGCGTATGCCCGCCAGGAAATGAAGGATTGAAAAACTTCAAGCGGTGTCATCTTTCCATTTTCCACCCGTGTCTTTAACCGTTTCAACTTCCGCCTTTCTACCACAACGCTGTGCTTATATATTTTTTTGATTACCTTGCCGCTGTTCGTCAGGTAGAATCGCGCTTTAAGAAAAGTGAATCCATGGGTCAGCTTCACAATCTGCGTTTTCTTTGTATTCATCACAATGCCAAGCTCGTCGCAAATCCTGCGAATCTCTTTGAGGCAATGCCGCAAGTATTCCTTGGATGGGTGAATCAGGTATCCGTCATCCATATATCTTCCGTACCATTTGATCCTGAGCACTTCCTTCACGTAATGATCCAAACGGTTGGCGGAGGCAAGCGCCTATATCTGACTTACCTGGCTGCCCAGTCCCAAACCTTTATCGCCAAACATGTGAACCATTTGCATAGCGACACTCTTTATTTCATTGTCCGAAACTGCCCGGTCGATCACCTGTTCTATGACGGCGTGTGACACATTATCAAAGAATTTGCTGAAATCAAAAAGCAGCACATATCCATCATTTCCGTATTTCCGGTAATACTGGCGCAGGTGCGTTTCCATTCGCCTGATCGCAAATGCGTATCCCTTGTTCTCCATTGACGCGCCGTTATCATATATAAAAGAGCGTTTGACGGCGGGAACCAGGGCGTAATCGCAAAGACAGCGCTGTACACCACGCTCTCGAACTGTCACGCTTTTGATGTGGCGGTCATGGCCGCGTTCCCTGATATCAAACTCATAGAATTTATCTGGCTTGAATTTGCGTTTCTTCATTCTCCGGTAGCATTTTTCCACTTCCGTCGGAGCAAAGACGATTTGCTTTTGAATGCTGGCCTTCCATCTTACGCCACGAGTGCATAGCTGAAAAGCCCGATAAAGGTGAGGATAGCTGAAAACCTGATCGTATGTGCCGATCTGGTTTTTGTTATATTCTTTCTATTTCTGTTTTCTCTTTTGAATACGGCGCTGGTATCTCGCCTCATGCCTTTCTTTGCTGTTCATTCTTCCTCCAAAAATGGGCAGTCGCCCACGTCTGATAGATGGCTTTCCGCGATAGACGCATAGAACCACTGGGCATGAAACAAAGGGTTCGCCATCGACCTTTGCCATGCAAGAAGCGTCCGCCCAGGTTCGTCACGACTGATATTTACGCTGAATGCGAAGGTTATTTCCTCCTTCTCTCCACCCGCGCTGATTTCGCAAAGCCTACTTTGTCTGACGGAGAGGATCCGAAGACCACGCCATTCGTGTTGGTCGGACCGTTATTGTTGTTGTTGCCGTTGTTGTTCACATTCACGAAGTTCGAAGTCGAATTCGCAGAACGGGTCCACCAGTTGTTCGTAGAGCCGGTCTCATACAGGAAATAACCTCAATTAAAATGATAAATTAAAATGGTTCGTTCAAAAACGACCAACGCTTTTTATCTGTTTCCATTACGCCTTGAATCAGGCGCATCTCTTCATTGATTTTTTCACTCCATTGCTGTATAATATTTTTGTCAATACCGAATCTGCCGTCTGCGAGGCCGATGAAACAGTCCAGCTTTTTCAGTTCACCAATGGCTTTCATGAAATAATCTTTTCTGGTCTGCAGCTCTCCTGCGTTCGTCGGCCAGATGTTATTGGCTTCGATCACATGACCGCAGGTATCAAGCGCTGCGTCGATGATTCTTTGCCCCAGGCCGAAGCGCTGTCCCTTTGGAAAATGCCCATACTGCACAAGCGTGAAGGCTGCCTATTCGCGGGCTTGATAAATAAATTGCGTTGATGGTTCTGATCGTAGACTTTTAGGGACTGACATTTCCTTTTATCCTCCTGCGAAGAGTGGGGAGGGACGGAGCCCTCCCCGATTTTAAGATTTTAGATTATCAAATGCAGAAGCCGAAGACCACGCCATACGTGCCGGTCGGACCGTAATTGCCGCTGCCGCCGCCGCCGTACACACTCACGAAGTACGAAGTCGAAAACGCAGAACGGGTCCACCAGGAGTTCGTAGAGCCGGTTGATGTAAACCTGACCCTGCTTGAGCTATCATCAAAAATGCCGGTATACTGCACGCCGCTTGTTTCTTTCAAATAGTTGCCCGTAAAACATACTTCGCGGGATGACGGGATCCACAGCTTGTCGCTGCTTGTTTTCTATTCCCCAGCGTTGCTGTTGGCGGTTGCGTCCCAATAGGTTTTGTTGACCGCCTTGATAACGCCTTCCGCCTGCAGTTCGGAAGGAAGCTGACTGAACACTGTATCGTTCAGCCAATACCGCATAGTGTTGGTTCCGCTTGCGCCCCAGCCATCGGTCATGCTGCTTCCCATTGCGTGGGTGCCATATTGCTGGGCAAGGAGCCACGTCATTTTTGCGTTTCCGCCGCTGGTCAGTTCGTCCGCGTTTTTGGCTGCCAGCGTAATAATATAATTCGTTCCATTCAGGTTGATGTACGCCGTGTCCCCCACGTTGTATTTGGAATCAAACGTCCCATCCTCTCCGGCGGCAATGATTTGTGCCCAGGTATCGGTAATTGTTACGAAGCTTGTTTTCGGATAGGAGCTGATGGGAAAAATCACATTGCGGTATGCTTTCCAGTTGCTGGCAGCTTTATAGGTATCGACAAGATTGTCGGTCACATAAATACCCGCCTGGCCTTTTGCAATAGGAGTGCTGGCAAATGCGTCATAATTGTTCAACGTGCAAGCTTGGGCATTTTCCAGAATCACGCCCTTTAAAGCGGAGCACCCTGAAAAGGCAGACTGGATTGCACACTTGCCGCCAATTCTTACCGTTTCCTATGCGGTGCAGTCACTAAAAGCAGAAGAACCCAAAGAGGTCAGAGTGGGAAAATTCACGTCCTTCTACGTGGTCTGCTTATACATTGCGTATTGACCGAGCGTAGATATGCCGTCGTCCACAAACTCTGTCAGCGTATGGGCGATCAAAGCATCCAATGTTCCTTGGTCTCCCAGCGTTGCTTTGGTGTTGGTATATGTTGCCACAAAAACACCTTCTTTCAAAGAGTGAGGGGCGGCAGGGACGCCGCCCCGATTTTAAGATTTCAGATTATCAAATGCAGAAGCCGAAGACCACGCCAAGCGTGCCGGTCGGACCGTTACTGCCGATGCTGCCGTAGTAGAGCACACTCACGAAGCCCGAAGTCGAATACGCAGAACGGGTCCACCAGTTGCTCGTAGAGCCGGTAGTCAAATCGTATTTCTTCCTATTATTATTGCTTGTGAATTTGCTGGAATAAATAACGCCGCTCGTCTCCTGCGCGTATTGCCCAGTGAAGCCAACCTCCCGTCCAGATGCCAGCCAAACCTTCATTGCCGCAGTTTGAGTTGTGTTTGCTGAAGCGTCCCAGTATGTCTTATCAACAGACTTGATACCAGTTGACGCTTTCAACGCAGCGGGCAGACTGTTGTATACATCATTTTCCAGGTATGTGCACATTTCTGTCTGGACATAAGGGACCATTGAACCGTGCATGCGTTTCGTTTCCGCAAAGTCCTTGACCATCCATGCAGTCTTCGCCGTTCCTTCTTCACCGATATTGACCAGCTCCATCATAACCAGCTTGCCGTCTCCGTAAGTAACGGACTTGGTTGCGCCCACCGTGTATGAGAATGTACCGGAGTTAATATTACTTACGATGGTAGCCCAGTCATCGGTAATAGAACCAAAGTCTGTTACAGGGTAATCTCCGATTGGATGGATTCTGCTGGCATATGCGCTCCAATTGGTTGCGGACTTGTACTGTGCCACCAATGAGGCGGGCACATAAATTACTCCGAAACCGGAAGTGAACGGGTTAGAAGGCAAAGCGTTAGATGAAGCCAACGTAGCCACGCCAGATGTGGAACGAATAAACAGAGCAGTCAGCGCATTACAGCTTGAGAATGCGTTTGCCGCAATACTCACTTGCCCGCTTGTCGCGGTCAAGTCAACGGTGTTCAGTTTGGAACAGCCAGAGAAGGCATATTGCTCAATCGTGGTAGCGGATGTTGTTGCTGTTTCCAGCGTGCTCATATTATAGAACGCATATTGTCCAACCGTTGTAGCCGTGTCGCTCTCGTACTCCGTCATGGTTCTCGCCAGATACTTCACAATCGGAGAACTCATATCCCGGAACACAGCATAGCATGTGGTGTTGCCCTGAATATTCGTAGGAGCAGGAGACCATCCGTCAAACACAAACGCGCTGCCGCGAGATGAGGTAGGCGTTGATCCGGTATAGCTTGCGCTTCCGCCATAAGGCACATTGTTCACTGTCTGCAATGTTCCGCCGCCGTCAGTAGAATTCTTGGCGAAAGTTACGGTGTAAACCTGTCCGGTCAGGCGGTAAGCCGCATAGACGTTTCTATCCGCCGTCACGTTTTGCGTGGCCGTGCTGTCCACTGTGGTGGAATTTGTGTTCCTGCTCCATCCAATGAATGTAAAGGTATTCGCTGCCGTAGCCGCGTGTGTTGGTTGGCCGCTCCAAGTTCCATTACCACCGTCAACAATCGTATCGGTGTGGAGAAGCGTATCACCCTCGTAGTTATAGTAATGCAGATAACTGGTGATATGATCAAACAATACAGTAATATCGGGATATCGTTCCTGCAGGCTGGCCATTTGTGCGCCTGTCAAAGAAGGAATATGGATCACGCCGCGCACCTGCGCTCTGTCCACATTGCCGCCGTTTTCGTCCAGGCCCCGCATGGTATCCTACTTGTTATACAGCGCGTTTGCCGCCGCGTAGTCCACCATATTCCAGGTAAATCCAATCAGCCGCAGACGGGAATTGGCCGCCAGGGAATTGACGATAGAAGCAGAATCAATTGTATTGCTCACGTTTTCCAGTCTCAAGGTGGTAATGTTCGCCCCAGAAGGAAGCGTGAATTCCGTAATGCCTGTCTGGTTCAGGATCGTCAGGTTGGTGATCGTAGAAGGAAGATGCAGTTTTTTCAGCACACCGCCGTTAGGCAGGGCCACGCCTGTAATCTGCGTTCCGTCAAAGTAGACTTCTTCAATGGCTATGCAGCCGGAAAGGTCAACCGATTTCTGGTCGCCCGTTCCAAGCGCTGTGCAGTTCCGAGCGTCCAATGTCTTGAGCAGCTTGTTGCTTCCCAGCGTCAGGTTGTTCAGGTTGGGGTTTTCATAGTTTGCGTCCGAATCGCCCACCTTGATGTGCTGCAGGTTGACGCCCATGGAGAAGTCGGCAAAGCCCACCTTCAACCCGGACAAGTCGCCGCAGGATGCAATCTGGGGCGCGGAATAGATATAGATTTCTGTATCGTTCACGTTGTCCAGCGGGCAGGCCAGGGTTGTCGCCTGTCCATGCGTGCCGCGCTGCTGCACCAGGTAAGAGGCGTATTTCACGGTTGGGTAAATGTCAGTGTAAGGAGTAAGGGTGATGTCCGCTTTTGCGTAACCGCGCAGCTGGATCACCTGGCTCAATGCCTCACCCGCATTCCATTTGGAATCCAGATACTTGAAGCGGTTATACAGCCACCATTTTCTTTGTTCCGTCTTTGATCCCTGCAGCATTGGCAGATATACGGCTGTTGGCTGCTTGCCGGGGTCGGGAGAAATCAGCGGCATAATGTATTTGAACCATGCGTCTTCGTTCCACACGGCTTCCGGCCATTTCTCCTGGTGCGTTTCAAAGCGCCGCTCCACTTCCGCGTAAGACAGCGTTCCGTTTGAGCGCAGGGTTTGGTACATTTGCCGGATCTCGTTGGAGAATGCGTCGCGCACATTGCACCACAGCACGGAATCCTGTCCGTTGAACACGTTCGCGCCTCCGGCAAGATGGTCGGTGTCTTCCAAAGAATATCCAAACACCAGCGAGCCTTCGTTGTTCGTGCCAAGGCCGGTATCCATGTCGTAAGGTTCCGCCACCGCTTTACGGTCAATATGCTGAATCTTTGTGGGGTCGGTGTCTGAGCCGGAGAAACCAATAAACAGGTTCTTGGCTCGGCTGTCCACCATCAGGAAGAATTCCGTAAAGATATAATAGAAGATAAAGGACTGCACTTCGGCGTAATTGCCAAACTCCGCCTTGAACTTCGCCAATCTGTAATTTGCGGAGTCGGTCGTATAGGTCACGCCGTCATAGGTCACGGAATCCGCCTAAGCGTCGCCCGTTGCCTCTGTTCTGTCGGTAGACACAATGAAGGATTGCAGTTCCTGAAGCTTCGTGTAATCCACCCATTCGTCAGATGGGAAGCGGGCTTCAAAGTCATAGCGCCACAGTTCTTTTGTTTCGCCGGTGTCAGGGTCGGTATACATGGTTTCGTCGAAATAGTCAGATTTGTAAACCATCAGGTCAGAAGTGTTGTTCTGGAATTCCCAGCTTTCCATGTTACCCGAATAGCCATAAGGTTCCGGTGCTCTCTTGGGCAGGTTGAAGTTATATTTTCCAAGGAAAGAAGTGGTTCCGCTGTCCGTATTGTTCCAGAACACCACCATCGGGAATCCGAAAATACCCTGGCGCACTTTGGGGTTGGCGATCATTTCCCGCGTCTTGAAAGGAGAAATGTCACAGTACAGCTTCACCAACTCCACGTTGTTCGCGCCTTCGCTGGAAGCCACGTCCGCCTTATACACAAAACGGTTGAAAGGAATAACGGAAGAATCCAGAGCATAATTGTCAATGTGTCCATAATTGGTTTCAAATCCGCTCTTGTATTGCGTGTCGTAGTTTTTCCGGGCATAAGGAGCAGATGAAGTACCCTGCACGTTGATTTGCACGCCGGTCGCCACAAAGCTCTTTTCCGCATGAACAGGGTCAATGTAGCGGATAGTACATGTTTTTTTATCCCCTTTGTACTGGGGCAGCTCAGGCACCTCAATGATGACGTATGGCAGGTCGCCCGGCAAGCTGGAAATCACGATGTTTCCATACTCGTCATACACCTTGTTGCGGTTATACCGCGCCACCATATCTTCGATCACCTGGGTATCCGCAATCCAGTTGTCCAGAATCTGATTTCTGTTCAGGTCGTTGTCATACACGCGGATGCAATAGATGTCCACCGCGCAATCGTTTGAGCCGATGGAAATGTTCGCGGGTGTCGCTTGCGCAAAGTCGTCGTCGCTCGGATATTGCACCACGCCGCTCATGATGCCGTTCACGTAGCAGAAAACCAGCCGGTTTTCCGATCTCTTTTCCACCACGAATGACAGCCGCACATGCTCGTTTTCTTTGTACTGCATGGAGATTTCGCTCTGCTCGGATTTCAGCGTCGCTTTCTGGGATGTCATCGAAAATCCCCGTCCGCCGTTCATGCTGGAAATAATTGTCGCGTCGTAGTCCAGCACGGAACGGGTGGCAAACTCAACCTCAATCGTCTTGCCTGTGCCGCGGAAGTCCGTCTCAAAAATCTTGTAAGGAATGGTCACTCTCGCGTCGCCAGCCACGCGCAGAACGGGCGTACCCTCCTCGTCGTGCTGCCATCCGTCAGAGGTCCAGTTAAAGTCGCTCATGGTCGCGGAGATATTGCCGGAAGTCCATGTCGCCCTTGCCACGGCGGATTCGTCGTTGCTTCGTCCGGCGCTGGTCAGGTACAGCGCAAGGTCTTCCGTTTCGGCAGCCACGTCGATCTCGCTTTCAGTCACGGTGATCGTGAACGCACGCACCTCTTCCCCGCTTGCAATGGTGACGGTCATCGTTCCGGTATTCACAGGCCGATAGTCAAACACATGGCTTGTGCGGTCCACGTTGGTCAGCGTGGAGACCACTTCATTGTTGATCGCAATGGTCACGTCGGACACCATGCTCAAAGGATTATAAACAGTGTAATCAATATGAATAGGCGTATACTGCGTAACAGATGTTGTGGTGAAGTTTGATGTGATAATTGGTTCTGAGCTCAGAGGATCAATGCAGATGATTTCGTAATACAGCTCGTTGCTGCGAACGGTTTGGCCGTTGATCTCTGCTTCAAAATAACACCGCAGCGTATGCGCCCCGTGAGATTGCTGCAAAATTGTGTAAGATTGCTGGCGGTTGGAAACGGATGTAGTCGCTGTTCCAATAAATTCATTGGCGGTTCCTTCGTCCAGAATAAAATAAATCGTCTTGCTCACGTTGCCCATCGGTGTGTATGGGAAAGAAATAGGGCCGGAATAAGGAACGGATGAATCAAAGCTGGAGCTGATGGATAATTCTACAACGGTCAACGAGAAATTGATCGTTCTGCTGTTTCCGTAGGTATCCGCAATGTTCACCTTAATCACGTTTGAACCAACTGCCGCGAACTTGGAAAGGTCAACGCTCACGTTCCCCTGCGCCACGTTGAACATAGCGCGGACGGAACCGGACACGATGACGGACAGCGTTCCATCGCCGGTTGGAATGTCGTCTTCCAAAGATGACCAATTCAAGGTCGCCACGCAATTGCTTCCGCTTGCAATCGTTCTGCTCATCCATCCGCTGGTGTTGGTCACGGTAATCACGGCATTGTTTCCGCTGCTGCCACCGCCACCGCCTCCTCCGCCGCCACCGGCAAAGGGTCCCAAAGGCCCAACGAGCACCACGTTTTCTCCTTCAAAATACAGCAGCCCGCTTTCCAGGAAGGCGTTGTCAAATTTTGTTTGCAGCTTCATTTCAAGCTCCTGTATTTTCCGGTTTACCGTGTCTACGCTGGTCGCCATCTCTGCGGATTCGTTTTCAGCATTGGAAGCCTTTTCAAGCGCTTGCGCGGCAAGGGTGTCCGCTTCCGTTTTAATAGCCGCAATTTGGCGGCGCTTTAACTCAATTTCTGCAAGCCCATCTTCCACCGCCTGTGCAGCGCCTTGAGTCGTGGCCTCTAAGCGAATCACTTCCGCCAGCGCATCTTCGGCGTCGTGCGCAGCCTGGACCACCTCAGCAGAGTTATCCAGAATCTCTGCCGCGTAAGCCTTCTCAATCAGCTCGCCAACACCCATGAAAATGTTTGCGGGATCCAGAATATAATCAGATGGTTTTGCGCGGGGAATGATCGGCAGGCTGATTTCATAACCGGTAATGCCACTGTTGGATTCTTCCAGATACACATAGCAGCGAAGCTCCTTGTTTTGAATCAGCATCACATCCGGGATCTCAGCCACCCAATGATCTTCGTCCCAGTATGGCATTGTCTTTGCCGCTTCCTTGATTCCCGCATAGGAAAAGTGAACGGTGAAAATGTCTCGCTGCGTCAGCCCATACAGACGTAGCTTCATGCCACGGTCGTATTGATACTAATCATTGATCCGCTGATATTTATCATTGCCAAGACGAATATCAATATAAGGTTCCCTTTTCGCCATTACGTGGTCACTCCTTTACTTCTTTTTCTATTTTGTTCAACCACTTTCTCAGAATGGTTTCGTCGGCTGGTATGTCCTCTTCTTCCTTTGCCAACTCTGCTTTTGCGATATCGATGATTTGCTTGAGAACATCAGGATCATCCACGCCGAAAAACAAACGATGCTCCATGTAGAACGGTTTGAAATCTTCGTATATTTTCTTTTTCATTTCGGCGCTGACCAGTTTGCTTTGGCACATAAGGTATGTGTCATAGCAAACACGAGTGACCATTCCGCGATAGTGATCAATCGGCATTCTTTTGCGTGTCGCTTCCAACACTTTTTTATTGCGTCTGTAATGCCCCCATGTTGCAGCGTCATCTCTTCCAGGCGTGCTGGTTACGCTCATGGGGCGGCGGCACCAGGAATAAATCGGCGCAAAGGTTTTTATTTCTCCAGTGCGCTTATAATCAACATAGGTATTGATAATGGCATTGAACTCAGAATCTTCATTAAAATTCTATTCCTCATCAAACCAAATGTCATGGTCGATCAAAAACTTTCTCCTGTAAAATTTCCCATGCAAAAACACCATGCAGGCAATTTCCGGGGACAGCGTCAAAGATGTGTTTCCATTAAGAAAATCTTCCGCGATCAGTTCACCTCTCAGCATGTCATACTCATATGCTGGCAGAATATCAAGAACGGTTTTCAGAGAATAGATGTGTGTATAAGTATCGTCAAAATCACAGAAAGCCACCCATTCCGCAGTTGAAGTGCGCAGCCCGGCATTTCGAGCTGCGCTTACTCCGGCATGCTGTATGCTAATTTGTTCTACACTATATGGCCTGTTTTGAAAATGCTCGTTCGGAAGCGCATTTTCTTCGCCGTCATTTACAACGATTACATGAATCTGTGAAAAGTCTATGCCACGCTGAAGATCAAGCATAGCAAAGAATTTCGAACCAATTTCCCATGGCTCCTTATAATGCGTTACAATAATGTCCAGCATCGACATAAATTACACCTCTTCTTCGGCTTCTTCATGAGTTTCTTCTTGCTTTTGAGCCTGCTGTTCAAGATGGTTCTTTAATGCTGTCTATTTATTCTTAACTTGGTGAACAGGAAGTGCGATAGTTTCCTATTCGTCAACTGATGGACGAATACCGCCAAGTTCTGTTATACATTCGTTCAATAATTCCATCACAGTCATTTCCTTATCTCCTTTGTTTTTTGTATATTAAGAGAATCCATAATTTGTCCAAGCTCCATCAGGAATTTCAGACGCCGTTCTTTGAATTTTTGAACCATCCGAGAATACAATGCCAATATTATTAGTCCCCTGTTTACGGTATACATTGCTTACGGATGGAGAAGAGCCGCCTCCGCCTCCGTTTCCATATATAGTTAAAGGATCACTTGTATTTCGTACCCAGCTGCTTCCATTCCAAATAGCGCCATAAAAAACTATTGTATCACCAGGATAGATATTATATGTATCGTATCTCCAATACTCAGTTGAGCTGCCATCTTTAAGGGTTACAACACAAGGCGTTGGTTGCGATTGTGACTGTGCTGTTATAACGACAGCCGCATTCGTATTCTTGCTGTCAAACGTTCCACTTACATATTTCGCCGGATATAAGGTCAATGATGAACCAGCGGAAAGTGTTCTCTGCCCTGAAACAGCATTATTGTTTCCGTCAACAATTCCAGATGTCACGCTGTTCCTTGCCGCCGACACTCCGTCTATATATGTCTGAGTGTCGGCAATATTAAAATTTACAGTTCCAGTTCTTCCATCCAGTCTCGTAAAATTGATGCCAATTTGCCCAGATGGTGGATTTAAATTTTTACCAATAGATGAAATAGCATCAGTTACCTTTTTATTCAAATAATTGCCATTCTCATCTGTAATATACCATTGATATCCGTACAAAGCATAGACATCAATGCTATCTACATTTATACTTTCAGCAGTTAAACCTTCGATACTTACATCTCTACCTCTTAGAGATTCGGCAACGACTTCACCATCAAGAACAATATGATCTGCAGATATTTTTATATTGCTGCCTGCATTATTTATTGACGCGACAATAGAAGCCGGTTTAATACTTGCGTTTGCGCCAGTTCCTTCTACCACCAGAGAAATGCGATCCGCTTGCTGCTTAATTGCAGATTTCCATCCGCTCTCCGAGTTATACACAGCCTGTGTAATACTTGTAGCAGTCTGGCTGATATACGAACCCAACTTGCTATCTGCTGCATACACTTCTTGTCGAATTTCAGAGGCTGTTTGCTTTACATATGAGGCCATCTTACTCTCCGAGTTATACACAGCCTGTGTAATACTTGTAGCAGTCTGGCTGATATACGAACCCAACTTGCTATCTGCTGCATACACTTCTTGTCGAATTTCAGAGGCTGTTTGCTTTACATATGAGGCCATCTTACTCTCCGAGTTATACACAGCCTGTGTAATACTTGTAGCAGTCTGGCTGATATACGAACCCAACTTGCTATCTGCTGCATACACTTCTTGTCGAATTTCAGAGGCTGTTTGCTTTA